AGAAGGCTGAAGTGTAAGAGATGTAGAAAGATTCTTGTATGTTGTTTTGAAGGTATATCCTTTACAATTTAATAAAGGGGCATAGTTTCAATGGTAAAACATCGGTCTCCAAAACCGCAGTTGGGAGTTCGAGTCTCTCTGCCCCTGTTACTTAGAATAACATTTCAAAACCCTTATAAATGGCTTAAAATGGTCGTTTGTGAGGGTTTTGTTTTTGTAAATATTGAATCAACATACAAATATTCTATGCATCAATAATACTGTTTAGTATCGAATAATACAGGTTAATGCAGATTGGTTTGATATAAAAAGTGATATAAAATTACTGAGAAGTGATATACATACCATCGGTCTTATGTTATAATGTCCTCAAGAAATTGAAGACGCATATATTTAAAAAGATAGGGTGAAAACCAAAATGGCAAATCAGAAAAAGATACCACAAACAGAAATTAATAAGATACCACAACTTCCGAGAGGAGAAGGAAGTATCACTGTTGTTGATGATGGAACAAGATTAAAATTTCAAAAGTCTATCAACGGCACTCGCAAAGCAGTATATGGAGTAACTGTAGCCGAAGTCTTTAAAAAGATGAAAGAAAAGGAAAAAGACAAAGCGAAAATTCAGCAAAAGAGAAAAGCCCAGATTCTTCAAGATGAAATGTTTGTCTATCTTGAGAATATTAAAAAGCCAGTTCTAAAGCCGAAAAGTTATGATCGCCTAGTTACAACTTATGAACATCAGATTAAGGATAAACCACTTGGCATAATGAGAATTTCTACAATCACCGACCAAGATATACGTGATCATTTAGATGATTTAAATGCCAGCGGATATTCTTTTTCTACGATTAAGAAAGTGTATGATATGTTAAATCCATTCTTTAAATGGTATACCAAAACACTTGGATATAATCCTATGGAAGAAGTCAAGATGATCAACAAAACAAACATCAAGGCAAATACAAAGGAAATATATTTCTTTTCAGATGATATTATCCAAGGGTTCACGGACAATTATACGCATTTAACATTAAAAAACATAGATGGAGAATATCTAAATCAACCAACATTTTACCTTGCAGCAGTTTATGTTCTTGATATGTATACAGGATTACGTGCTGGCGAATTAATGGCATTAAGATGGCGCAATGTCGATCTAAAGCGAAAATACATTTATGTAAAATCTACCCTTGAAGACATTAATAATCCAGAATATGACGCAAACAATCCTGCACTAATGAAACAAAAAGGAATTACTAAAAAAATATATGTCGAATATGACACAAAAAATTATTCCTATCGATCAGTGCCATTATGCGAGCAAGCTATTACTGCCTTAAAATTCATCAAACAATATTCTGATTATACACAACCAAATGATTATGTAGCAGTAACAAAGAATGGAACTCATCATAATGTTTCTAATCTGAATACAACTCTTAAAAGGGTATATACTTTTGTTATAAAACAGATGGAGAATGATAAACATATTGAAGTAGACACAAAGAAAATATCTATGCAGGTATTAAGACATACATGCGCTAGTTTGCTGTTTCGCCATACAAGTCTGCGTTTGGAAGAGATTGCTAGCATCTTAGGACATTCTCCAGAAGTTTGCCGAAAAACATACATTCATCTGGTTGAAGAACGCAAGGCAATGGGTATGAAGCAAATGTCAAAGATTGATTTTGATTATGACTTCCAAACAGTGCAGTTGCCAAGTTAACCTTTACACCAAACACATGTTCGTGCTATAATACTCAAGAGGTGAAATAAAATGTACAATACAACAAACATTCCAAAAGCTACCAAGCAGATCAACGTCTCAGGAGACACACCACCAGACATTTGGATGTCTATGTTAGATTCTTATGGTAAGCTTCAAAAATTCCACATCAGAGAATTACTTCTACAGGGTACTAGAAAAGAAACCAACTCAGCAAGGCAAGAACGTGAAGTAGAATATTACAAAAGCAGAATAGAAGTGTTAGAACGATTCAACATCTCTACAAAGACAAAGATACTAAAATACATTCCATCGTCAGGCACATGGTATATTTGCGGAGAATATGCAGACTTATTAAAATCACAAAGTTTTTAAATAGATAGGAGGTGTTCTAATGAACAAGTTATTCGGAGTAGAAATCGGCTCATTCTCAATTAGACACAATAAAAAAGATAATACTTACCGCCCAGTAATTAATTACAAAAATAAATTATATATATTAAGGAAATTTAATAATCGTGATGATGCAATGAAGGCGCTGACAGAAGCTCAAAAGAAACTTTACGGTCATGTGCGGTCAGAAGTAGAAGAAGCATATATACAACAAAAAAGGAAATTGAAAATACAATGAGAATATACGAATACAACGAAAGTGACAAGACACTCAATACAGAGTGCGGTTTATTCTACATAGGAGATACAGTACAACTCACAGAAATCGACTCTCATACACCTATTAAAACAACCATATATGGCGCTAGAATGGATTCTACAGAGTACGTCCTAACCTTCTTCGATGAGAAGTGTGGAATGCCTTTATACTTGTCTGAGCATGAAATAGATGATATGTGTAAAGTATCAAAATCGTAAAAAAATAGGGTACACCAGAAATTAATCTGATGTACCCTTTGAATTTTTATTCTGCTCATATTTACCTTCTCCGCAGCAGAGAATAACACTTCTTTATCACCAACAAACAAAACTAATAAAGAAAATAACGACTGATCGTCAAATCAATCATAACTGTTTCTTATTTCTTTTCATACTCTTTAGCATTTCTTTGTATAAGACAGTTTAATCCAACCATCTTTAGTTTTACCCCAACCATTCTTAACAGCTTTGATTGTAACTGTTGTGCCTTTCTTATAGGCATCTTTGGCAATAGCAGCCGTCGTAGATGGAGATTTACGCACCTTAAGAGCAGAAGCAGTTACTTTTACTTTGTATGATTTAAACTTAGAAGATGCTTTTGGTTTTACTACTGTAGAACCAGAAATGTCTGCTTTGAATTTAGCCCACTGTTTATTATTTTTTCCACACCAAGGTTCTGGGCACTGTTTTCCCGATACATCATTGTGCCTTAGAACATGACTGGCAGGAATATTGTATTTTTTCATAAGTTTTTTAGTTAGACTAACAGCATTTTTATATGTAGCCTTAGGAACACTTCCTACAGAATTAGCCATTTCAATGCTTAGACTGTTTGCATTAGTACAAATCTTATAAAATTTTGCACCTCCATTAGCATTTGTAACAAATCCTCCAACTGCCCATGCTACTCGATTAACAGGAACAGATTTCCATACAATATCTCCCTCATCAATGAAATAGTGTGCCCCAGCAGCTCTCGTATTACCAGTGGCAAAATAATCTGCATTGTTCTTAGCGGAATCTCCGTCATTCCCTGTGAAATGGATTACAATAAACTTAATAGAACTCGTGCTACGTTTACTTCCGTAGCTCACGCTCTTTGCCGTTCTTGTTTTAAATTTTAATGCCATAAATATCAGGCTCCTTTCTTTTATCTAAAAAGAGCAGTCACCATAACAGCAACTGCTCAATAACTAATTATTCAATAACTAATTCATCACTTAGCAAATTATCCAACAATGTCGTCAGACTCTTTACCCTCTGCGACATCGTCTAATTCTTTCTCAAATAAATCTTTATCAACTTTTACAATTACGTCTTTATCTGCAACCTTTTCCATGATCTGATCAATTTCATCGGCAGTTAATCTACCATCACGTAATGCGTAAGCAATCTTATCTCCTGTTTGTGCAAACCAAGTAAAGCTATGATTCTTCCAGTTGCCATAAGCAGAAGTACCAAATACAAATACCCAACCTACAATCTGGTTAATCACATCTTCATGTACGTCAATCACAGGTTTACCTGCCGCAGTTAATCCCATATTGATCCACGCTAACACCTGTAAAATCAAGCTCACAACAGTATGTGGTTTAACTTCACTCCAATTAATACTTGCCAAAAATTCTTTAAATTTGTTCATAATGCAATCCTCCTTTGCAATAAAAAAGACCTACAAGAATGACTCTTCATCCTTAATAGGCAATGCTTTAATTTCTTTGTACATTTTTTCTCCAACGCCATTTTGATGTAATTGGTCATGGTATACCTTATAAATAGCATTGATGTTTTCAAGCCCCGTAGGGGAAATACAACCTTTTTGCTTGTAATACCTGTGGGCTTGTTTGATTCTGTCTCTTAACATTGCAGCAACACCTTCAGATAAAGCAACGTCTATTACGCACGCATCATCTAATTTTTTAGCCAGTTCAGCTGTATGTGCAAATAGTCGTTCCATGCCTACCTTTTGGTCTGTTAATAATGCGGCTTGCTCTCTCATCATGTCTTTGATAACTTGAATATCCTTATTCTGATTGCTCAAAATCTGTGTTAGTTTCTCCAAAGTTTCTGTATGCTTATCGATCATTAAGCGTTGTTGTTCAATCACTTCTTTTTGATGTTTCTTTTCTAATGAGGCTCGTGTTTCAAACCCAAACTTTTCGTTTAATTTGGAAGTGACATCAAAAATTTTATCTGCAAACAAAAGAACCGCAAAGACAAACACTGTCAATGCAGCCCCATGTTGAGATAAAAAATTAATTATAATATTCCAATTTTCTATCATGTAATTACCTCGATTATTTTATAAAAATCACTCCTTTAAGTCTTTACCAAACATATTCTGGTTTTTCTTCTCCAAATAATAAATATCTCAACCAATCATCTGTAACAATACACACTGCACTCAGTAAAATCCATAAAATTGTATAAGGTAAGCAAATCTGCCCACACAGATTAAAAGGCATTTGAGAGTAATCCCAAATGCCTAAACCTAACCATAAATTTAAAATACAACCTGCTATGAATTCCATTACAGTAACAATCAATCCTCCGAGAATCATTTGTTTACGAAAGGGCATAAGATGGTAGAAGAAGCGACTGTTATTGATCAGCCCAATAAGAATAAAGCAACTACCACCTAACACTCCCATTGTCCAATGTGTATATCCTCGCCAGATGATTTCAATTCCACAATAAGCAAATGCTCCAATAAGGAATAAGATAAGATATTTACATGATTTCTTTACATGCAACATTTATTCACCTTCTTTTTGATCTTCGTTCTCACTTTCATCTTTACAAATAAGCTGTAAAATCATGATGTCTCCCTCAAGAATTCCTTGACAATTCTCAATAACATCACAAACTTCGCTAAAAGTCATTCTCATCTTATGGAACTCAACCCCTGAGTTTTCCATGCTTAAAGGATTAAACTCTGCTAAGAATTTCTGTCCGTTCTCTGTGCTATTGATCTGGGCATCAGTAGTGATATCATATTTCTGTAAGAGTTTGCGTTTTTCTTCAAAATATTCCTTCAGCTCTTCTTGAATCTTTCTAATATTCTTGGCAAGCCCAGCACTTAAAGTACATGGTACTAATTCACTGTTTTTCATAAGGAATGCATAAATTGTATTTAACTGTCCTAAGATCATATCTGCCTGCATATTTGTCATTTCCATATTAATTTTCTCCTTTTCTCTGTTAAACTAATTATTCTTCAGTCGTAACTGAATCTTTTCCTGTTTCATCTGTCTTATCAGTCGTAGTTGAATCTTTTCCATCTGAAGGAGTAGTAGGTTCTGTTGACTGCACAGGAATTACTTCATACTTAATTTCAATCTTGTCCAATTCTTCTCTGCTAGTAGAACTGAAAATCTGTTGTTTGATGACATTCATCTGCTGAAAGTAAGGATAGACAAATGCCTTGATCATTGCTGTTAACTGCACAAATTCCTCAGCAGTGAATGTTTCACACGCACTCTTCTTACTATGCCATTCAAGAGTTACTTGCTGACCAGCAGTAGTAAGAGCTTGATACTGCATAAAGTTCAGAGCCATTTCATTCTGATCTTCTTCAGATACTCCATAAGGCTTACCATTGAATTCCACGCTCTGATCTGCTAAGAACTCAGCGAGAGCAGTTTTGTTTTTCTCCTGTAAATAGTTCTTGTATTCATCAAGAGTCAGTGTGTTAATATCAACAACCTGATTGACTTTTTCATCAAGTCGCTGTACCTGTTCTACAATATTTGCTCTTGTAAGAGATACAATCAGCGCATCTTCCCATTCTCCATTGGAGTTGTTATATAATCCCTGTTGTAAAGAGATTTCTTTATAATTGTTAAAGCATGTATAAGTTGCAATCTGCACATCATCTCTGTAGATGTCTAATGTTTTAAAGTTTGTAAATGCTGATTTAACTGCTTTTAGATCATCTGTGCAAACGACAAGTTTACATTCCATGTCAAAAGTCATGCTATTAAACTGCATAAGATTAAATACTTTGTCGTCAGAGCTATCTAATTTAACTGTGTATACCATATGTATTTCACCTTTCTTTCTATAAAATTACATACAAAAAAGAGCAGTTCGAAAACTGCTCTATGTACGATCAAATTTATGTTTTATTTAGTTGTTTATCAGTTCTTAAAGTCTAAGCTTTGCTTCGATTGCTTGTAATCGAGTTTCTAGGTCTGCTTTTTCTTGTTTGACTTTGGCAAGTTCACCTTTTGTTGATTCTAATTCTTTATAAATATGCTGTACCATATAAGTAGTAGGAGCGATAAGTTCGTCATAACGAAGTCCATATTCTTCTGTCATGTCGTCTACACCATATAGTTTCTTTGCTTTGTCGGGATCAATAGGTCGAGAAGTGCAAATATCAAATGACTCATTGTAAGTGTCTCCGTAATCACTAAATACCTTATCAACATGTTGTGCCTTAAAACCAAAGTGATAATTATCATTGGAACTTTGTTTGAGTTGATATTTTACTGGTTCGATGTTCATATAAGCATCAATAATATTATCATCAAAAGATTCAAAATTTTTTTTGATACGTTCGTCTGAGGTCTTTGTAAAGCCTACACGAGAAGTGACGCCATTTGTGTTAATATACATCATTCCCTGACCAGAGTCTTTATTCACGTAAAATGCGTGATAATTCGCATAATAATAAACGTTATGTCCGTTATAGTCACCACAACTTATATATGCATCATCTCTATCTTTCCATGTATAATGCCCACCTGAAGCATTATAAATCCAACCATCTGCAATAAAATCTGTTGCATACAAATTTCGATAGCATTTGACCCCTTCTGAAACTGACATTAAATAATAGTCCCCATCAATACCAAATTTAAATCCAGTTGAATAAATTTCAACATTATTTGACGTACCTTGTATTCCTATATGTCCGTTCATTATAGCGACAGTATCTCCTTCATCTCCTAAATTTCCAGCTTCGATATTTCCTCTTATGACGGCATTTTCTGCAATCAACCTGCCATCATACCCAACTCTAAAAGGAGCAGAATTGCTATCTTCAGCGCCAGCCCAAAAAGCTTGATTTCCACCAATACCAGATGCATTGCTTCCGCTATTTGTCATCAGATATGTTTTCGTAATATCATAGCGACCAATCTTACCAGATGTGGCAGTAATTATTCCAGTAATATCTGCGTCTGTGGCAGTTAATTTACCAGTGTGACCAACCTTAAATACGGCACTATTCCCGTTATCATTGCTTGTTGCACCCGCCCAGAAAGCATAAGCACTTCCGTACTTACCAATACCCGTATATTTACCAGATCCTGTCGTATACATCTTATCCTTAATGATAGTCCACCCTGCAATACTACCTTGCGTAGCAGTAATCTGCCCACTAAACGTACCAGTCGCACCTATCAAGTTTGCACCTGTTATTGTGCCTGTTGCGGTGATATCTTGAGCGAATATACTATTAACATCAATCTTATCTGCCGTGATAGAACCTGCCAAAATTTGATTACCAGTAATAGTATCGGTTTCAATACTTCCACCATCTATGATAGTTTCTTTATCGAGTATGTAAGTACCGGGTTCATTTGAAATAGAATCAACTTCCTCTAACATGATGCAATCTACCCATACATTAAAAGTTTGAGGCACATTAGAACTGCTTGGTTTCCCCCAGATAAGAGGAACTACAGACCAGTATAATCCAGTTGCATTATCTGCGACTTTAATTGCACAAATAGCTCGTTGCCAATCCGTACTTAGATTAACACCAGTAGAACTTCCTGGTAATTTTCTCGGATCAATGTTAGATAGATAAAGTCCATCTGTTTTGGTGTCTGGGGTATCATGCCCCTGAATATCTATCATGAACAGTCCCGTAGCAGAATCTGATTTTACATAACAAGAAAGTAGGTATTGTTTACCTGCTTGTATTTTTACACAACCGTAATTATTTGCAGAACTTCCTAAATACAAAGGTGTTGTACTTGAGTTTAAATTTGCAGTAGTATAACTGATTTTAAGAGATTTATTTCCATCATAAGATACCGAACTATCAATGCTGACAGAAGTTACACCGTTATCTTTTGCGTAGCATATAGCATCTTTTTGTGAGGCAACATTTTCAAAACTAGAGTAATCTAGATTATATAGATTCTTTCTGCCATCTCCTTTAGCAGTATTCATAAAGCTTACAATACCATCAAGATTAATGTTTGCTGATACAAGATTCATTAATCTATCAGTAATTTCGAAATTACTTGAACTTGTACCGCTTTTGACAATCCAACTGAATTTATCAGCGGTCTGATTAGCAATAGTTTCTACATTCACGATCTTCCCGTTAACATCTTCAGGCGCTAGTGTGAATGGCGTAGCAGAAGTACCACGCTCAATCTTTAGACAAATTTGTGAAATGTCGGAAGGAGCAATTTGTGTTTTTGTGCCATCTCCCCATCGTAAGATGATAGACATATATTTGGCATCACCACAATTAATTGTACTAGGAAATGATTTCCAACCAGTTTCACGAAGTAAACCCTTTTTTGCATCATACAATGTTCCGTAAAAAGATAGAGTTTCCTTTGATGAATTTGTTGTTGTACCACCAGCACTAACAGTTATGTTACCAGATACGGAAAATATGTCTTTAATACGAATCCGATAAGCGGTTGAAGATTTAATAGAAGCATATGTAGAACCCACAGCTTGTCCGCCATTAATTCCACCTTGTTCCCAATTAGAAGGAAGATTACTTACTAAGTTCTGACCATTAATTTCATTGTCTTCAGGAGCTGGTGTATAGTCTGTTGCTTTTGTTCCACGCTCAAGTTTAGGGCATGCGTAATATACTTTATCGTCTCCAGACATAGAAGCTGTTTCTCCGAACCCAATTTCGTTCATATATGTATCAGCTGCCAGCATATCTTTTGTAACTGTAAATGTAACAGAATATCTTGCCCAACTTGTATCAACATTAAAAGCTGAATCATTGAACCAATAACCCTGTGCGTTTCCTTTGAATCGGTACGAACATGCAATTCTTTTTCCAGATGCGTTATTTGTTTTGGCGTATAGAGAGTATGTCAGTGTATCTCCAACTTTAACCAATCCCCTATCAATAACATGCGATTTGAACGACCATCCCAACTTTCCCCATTGATGTTTAACCGACCATACAGGGCATCCGTTAAATGTTTCGACTTCGTCTGTTAACCAACCAACATTATAATAATCATTATGTGCTCTAACAGTTTGAGAATACAGCAACAAATTCCTTCCACCAATCTCAAGTCCGTTAAAATCATCCTTGGTCACATAAGTTTGACCAACAGTAGTTTTAAATCCATTCATCGTCTGTTTAAAATCACTGTAGTCATTCTTAAAGTCGGTAAAATTCTCACCATTTTCGCCAATTATACTTGTGACCTTACCAACCTTTGTACTAACACCTTCAATATCAATGGTATTCTGGACTAATGTATTAGTAATCTGACTTTCACGCCCAGTAACCATTGCATAGTAACAGTTCATTAGCTGACAGGTGCTTAATTGAGATAATACTGTTCCAAATTTAAATCCTTCGCTTCCAGCACCTTCATTTATTACAACCTCTAAACAGTTCCATCCTTTTACTAACGTACATGAAACAGTATCAGGTGTTGCACTACTATAAAAATTATTTGTGCCATTTGTACATATTAATTTCCCGTTTAAATAAAACGATCCTGCATCATCATGGACAAATGTTGTTTCTAATTTGGTAGCTTCGGACATTTTAACAAATGTTACTGCGTAACCAATGTAATTATCATCGTAATTAAAGTAACCGAGTTTTGTGTCATCTAATAATATACTTTGAGTTGGTATAATATTTTTATTTCTGGCGAATACGTCTAGACTGATTTTTCTCTGATCCTCTGGCTTATCCGTAAACAAACTCTTAGGATAAATCTCATATCTCCATTTGTTCAGTCCTTCATTCGCTTTGCTAATATCACCTTTAACCAAGTTCAAATCTTGCTCATAAGTAGTCTTTTCCACTCTTTGCTCAATGGCTTGCTTGTTTTTATCTACCTTTAAACTCACGTCAGATATCTCTGATTTGGTAGATAAAATCGCTGTTTGAACATCCTCTGGAGCAGTAGAATATCCTGTCGCAGAAGATCCTTTTTCAAGTTTAAACTCAGAAAACCAAACAGTTCCAGCTGTTAAAAGCTTAAAGATAATGGTTATACTATATGCACTTGTTGCTTGATGTAATTTGATTTCATACTTTTGCCAATTGGTTGTAAGTGTTCTTGTAGTATCCGCACCATAGGCATCATATCCCCATCTAACAATAAAATCAGTCGTAACACTCGCCTTTGCGTAAAATGATAATGTATAATTTTGATTTTTGGAATGAAGATTGTCAGAAGTCCTTTCAGAAATACCCCATGCAAACCATTCGAGGTCATTACTTGAATTCTTATCGCCATTGGCGGCACTAACAGTCTTTAACGTGTTGAACCCATTATGCTTTGTTGAAGTGTCAATTGAAGCAACAAGATTCGTTCCTCTAGTATGTAACCCCCAACTATTCGTTGTTCCAGTAATGGCTTCATCAGTCTTAGCAAAATTACTATTCCAAAGCAAATTCCTACCATCACCAATATCACTCACATCATAAATCTTAGCAATACTACAAGTATCATCAAAGCTACTATCACTAGCCACAGCTCTGAAAGTAACCATAGTAACAGCATCACTGTATAAACTACTATCTTTGCTAACAGCCAACACATTATTATTGATCGTCAAGCCTTTCTGTCCACTCACAACATCAGCAAAGCTAACGCCACCATCAATACTGTACTGCCATTTACCAAAACTGATTTCTCCCTGAATAGTAGGTTTGATTGTAATTGTGTTTGGTGCAAATGTTTTACCACCATCTGTAGATTTGAAGTATTGAGATGAAGGTGTGATAGAGAGGTTTTTGGCGTTTTGCCCTTTATCTCCGTATACACCAATAACTTTAGGTGTGCTAATAGGTTCACTCGTACCATCTGAATATTTAGTCTGATAACAATTCCATAAATATTTTTTATCCGCAGTGAGTTTTTGGGTTGTAATGTCCGTACTCCAACCAGAAGTAGAAGAAGTTACTCCAGAGGCTTGAGATGTTGCTAAGTAATATTGAACTGTTTCTACAACGCCTTTTCCTTCGATATCTGATTGAGATGGACTCCAAGGAGTGTCGATATCTCCTTCAACTAGTTTGAGATTTTTGATGATAGAATAACCTACTTTACTTAAAGCATTTCTGCCTAGATATAGAATTTCGTTTGTAGGTGTTGTTTTTAAATCGTTCGTAGTTAAAACTACTGAGATGTGTTGCCACGTTTCATTCCCAATTATATTGTTTACAACGACAGTATTAGTGCAAAAATTACTTGCATCTCCTTTACATATAGAGTGACTTATAGCTCCTGATCTGTTTGCTTTAATATCGTAACTTAATGTATATTTTGTAGATGGTTTCAGTTGTTTCAACATCTTAATATCTTTAAATGAAACATAAGACCAATTTGATGTAGATATAGCCTCAGTACAAATTAGTTTTACAGCATCGATATTATCTTCTGTAATAAAATCTTCAACAGAATATTTTCCGCCAGAAGACTCTGTTCCCCAATGTTTTTTACCACAATTTGTTTCACTTAACATATTCCAAGCAAAACTATTCCCATCATTACCCTTAACACCTTGAGGTCCTTGTTTCCCACAACTCCAAGAAAACTGTTTCTTAACAGTCTGCCCATCAAGCGTAATAGGAATCTCAATTACTCCTGCATCGGCACCGATAGTAGTACCAGCACTCACACTAAATGTAACTCTTTTACTGTTTTTACTGACAGTAATCCCACTGCCAGAAGTAATATTTCCAATCGTGTAATCAGTCCGTTCCTGGCTACCACGAATAACAATAATGTCTGTATAGTAACTTTGTGTGGAAGTTACTTTTCTATTTGAATCTGTAGCGAATTGCTGTGCTTCGTTTGTTAACATGACTGTGAAAGGTTCTGTCATATTAGCAACAGTAATCTCACCATAGCCTAAAGTTTTACCCATTCAAATATTTCCTCCTTAACGATAATTAGGCGTACATTAAAAAAGACAATAATGTACGCCCTGACATTATTGCCTATTCACTATCATCAACGACTTCACAGCCGAAAATCATTTTCCCATTTACAACAGATGAATCTAAGAAAATTGCTTTTCCAGATGCATAATTAGAAGCTGTGTCCAATTCCACTCCTTTTTTATCTCTTCGAGTCCAGTTGTAAGTATATTTTGGAAGATCGTTACCAGCAGCTGCTGACCAAGCTGTTCCATTATATTTCATTAAAGTAACTGTTTTAGCAGAAGCATCTACCTTATAATAAAAATCCCCACTCGCAGGCTTTGTAGGAGCAGAAGTAGAGAATGTTGTAGATTTCAATGTATCAATTTCTTTTCCGTTTCTTGTAACGATTACATATAAAGCACCTGCACCCTGTCCATTAATCAATTGATCTCCTAAAGAACTCAATACATTAATTGAACATGGATCACTCTGATCAATAACACTGACATATGCAGAATATGTCTTACCACCATAAACGGCATTACATCTAAATGAAGCCACAGAATCTACCATACTAGGTGTTACTGTTAAGTTCGCAGACGTAGCACTTGCGATATTTTGATAAGCTCCGCTAACATATTTGCTCCATTGATATGTAACACCAGAAGTGACAGTGGTTGTACCATTTGTTAATATCGTTTGTAGTGAAACTGCGTTCTCGCCATTGATGATATGATTTCCATTAGGTGCGTAAGCTTGGAATAATATAGCATTTACGCCATTTGTAGCTTTCGTATTTTTGCTCCAATTAAATTTATGCGTAGCTGTAAGACCAGAAGCAACGATAGAGATTGTAATATCTCCTGACATTGCACTTGCTAAGCTTGCACCAGCAGCAACAGTTAAGATAATTGACCCTTCGGCAGAAGCAGTAGCATCTGTATTGGATTTCACAGTTACTCCACTTGGCAATGTACCTACAGTAGCTTTACCTGCAATTCTTGTTGTTCCTTTGTAACAAGAATATGGAATTGTAATATCTTTAGCAGCACTAGCAGTCCCATTTGAATTACAAGGAATTACTTCACTATAATTTCCAAGAACTGTACTTACAGCAGAAGTACCGTTTTTACCATCCTCACCATTCTTACCATCAGAAATAATCGCTACAGTCTGAGTATCCAATAATGTAGTTGTACCACCAGAAGCATACAATTCTGCTTTGATTGTCTTAATACTCGTACTAGAAGGTGTATAACTAACACTATTCTGATCAGAACTTGATGTGTATTTCGCTGTATATGTATTTCCATCTGTGCTTTCAGAAATTTTAAATCTACCAGAATAAGCAGTTGCAGCGGTAGTGTTTCCAATTCTCTTATAGGCACTGAACTTAGCTTGTGTTGGACTAAATACATTAGAAGCATTTAGTTTAAGAACATTACTTTCAGCATTTACCTGATAAATAGTTGCATCACTACCAGATCTGTCTTTATTTAAAGAAAATCTTTTTGTAATATTTGCCTGACCTGATTTAGTACATACAAATTCAACATAGCCAGAATCAACAGTAATTCCTGTAACAGTATATTTTCTTGTGTCTCCATCCCATGTACCTGTGATACCATTGCTTGGAGTAGCTTTGATAGTCCAGTTTTCTGAGTCATCAACTCCACCTTTGTAGATAGTAATTGTAGTATCAGCACCTGTGAGAGATGAACTATATAATCCACCATTGGCGTTACAAGGCACAGATTGTGTATCATTACTTAATACACAACTATAAACATCCTTACCTGCCGCTCCGTCCCTTAACTTGACAATCTGATGAATATCATAAACATTATCATCATTTGTAAGTAATTTAATAACTGCCACATCATTTACAAACACTGCATCATTGTGATTTACAGTAAGAGTAGTAGTTGCGCCAGCGCTAGGATAAGCAGCGAATGTCCCATCTGATTTTTTATATTGCCATTGTTTTACAGAAGTATTTGTTAACACAGCAGTTAATGTAATAGAAGAAGCAGAAGTAATTGCTCCATCTCCATTGTATTTAAATGTTGTATCTCCAGTAATGCTACAGTCGGATAATTCAGTAGCTTGTTTCACCAGAGTAAAGGACATCTGACATCTTGTTTCTGCTTTAATTTGTGTATCTGGATCAGTATAAACGATACTACAAATATAAGTGATCATTTCTGAACTATTCGGCACTAACATACTTTTGCTAACACTTAACACTCCACTAGATACACTTTCTCCTGTGACAATATTTGTAGATGCTGCTGATCCAACTTTTCTCTGCCAAGTAATGCTTAGCCCAGTCTGAGTTAATGACACCTGTTTATTATCAATAAAAATGACTGGCGTAAGTACCAATTTACTTGCTGACCAGTCAGGATTATATTTTGTAGTTGCATTGGGATCGTATGATACAAAATTTGGTTGGTTCGATGTCACATATGCTTGTATCTGCTTCCCATCTGTTAGGTCTGTAATTGTAATCTCGCCATAGGCAAGCACTTTTCCCATATAATTTTCCTCCTTAATTTAAAGTAGTTGCCAATGTTTCTCCATCAACAACAAAAGAGCAACCAAAAGTCGCTCCATTCATAATATCTTGTCTATTTACAACAACACTTTTCATACCAGAGTGCTGTTCATTCCAATAAGTATCTCCATCTAAATCAGATGATTTTCTACACCATTCAAAGTGATTTTCTGACCATTCGTTTGTTACATCTGTACCATTTTTTGTCAATGTGATACTCAATGTAGATGTTCCGTCCACACCAAGCCTTGCTCCTGTAGAAGAAGTAAGAATGATATTATAACCCATCTCATTCATTTGAGAATCGAAATCATCAAGTGTACTATTCACACTTTCCTTAAAAGTTGTATACTCAACGCCCCATAAACCGCCTTTACCATCATAAATCTGTGTAATATCAACTCCGCCTTGTGCGTTCGCTTCAACGATAGGAAAGTTCAGCTTATCCTTAGATATAGATTTATCTCCAAGCATATTATTCACAATCAATCCATCAGCAATCGCATCCTTAGTGATACCTTGACTTGTCATAACTGTTACGCCTTTATCGTCTTTGATAATAATGCTAGGATTTTTATTTGTATCATAACCAATTTGAATTCCAACATTGCCTTCAGTGTCTAAGAATTGCATGGCAGACCCGTTCATTATAAAATTGCCGTTCTCAGATAAGATTCGCATTGTGTCAGAGATTGTAATATCGCCTGCGGCTAAGTCACCGATCGTCATTTTCCCTGCGATACCATTAATGATCCATGCAGAGTCAAACTTAGCATTTGCTGAGGAAAGGTTGAATACGATACCTGTTTCTGTTGAAGAAGTGCCAATGATTGCAGAGTTAATATTGGCAACGTCTGTGTTTAACTTTTTAATATCAGCCGAATTAGCAGCAATATATTCTGAGTTAATATATTTGCTAAACAACTCATTAAACTCAGCTTTGTTGCCAGTGATATTACCGACATTAATTACTTTATAATTCAGATAATCTCCAAACAGTTTGTTAATTGTTCCTTGATCGCTTAATACATTTTGTACGCTATTGTTCACTGCATTTCCAAACAAAGAACTGTTCGTCATTCTCTGAAGCATATTAGTCATATACTCAACAGAATCTTTGGAGTCGCCTGTCCCGACAGAAATACTATTTTTCTGCGAAGCAGCAGTATCGTCAAACAGATAAGAGAAATCATCCCTACCTGTTAGACTCGTGATCATGTTAGTATATGTCACACTAATTTCCGAACTTTTTGTGCAAGGATTGTATGCAATTGTCAATAATCTTAACTTAATTGCATAATCATCACGTACGCCAACTCGAATAAAGTTACCGACCGTAAACTGATTATGCCAACCTTGTTTATCATCCGAATCTACGTCTGCATATTCATTTAATGAAAGAATGTTATCGAGAGAAGTCTCAATCTGATATTGTGGTTGAGAAGTTTCAGAGATGCGTTTTAATCCATCTTGATATAATTCTTCGCAATGCTCGTAAGATGTTACTGCGTCATCAAGAGAAGTAGTAAAGATATTATTGTTTGTATAATCTCCCATACGAACAATGTTCATGACAGCAGTGTATTCTTTATCTGTCAATCCAAATTGCGGATCATTGAGTTCAGAATGAGTATTCATATCTGTCATTACATCGTCATATGGTTTCTTCTGAGTTTCAAGTTCATCGACCTGTGCATTTAACTCTTTTAATTTATATAGAAGTGAGCCTTTTGTGTTTTCATCACCAAGCCAATTTTTGTACTTAATAAAATTCTTATGGAATACATTATAGGTTTTTTCATCCTTTACACCAGCTTTGCTGATTTCTTCATCAGTAAGTTGATTCCATTCTTTTTGATATGCAGCAAGAATATCTAAAATCTGTTTTTTGTATTCGTCACGTTTGCCTTCAAGTTCTTTGATTCCATATAAATCCCAATTTGATTCAAATTCATCATTGTAATCAATCTTCTTATCATCGGCTAAATGCAAGTTTTGAATTGCCACCTTAATATTTGGAATAATATAATCTCTTAATTCTTGATATGTATAATATCCTTTGTTGCTTTCTTTTAACAAAGCAAGATATTTTTCATGATCAACTTCGTCAGAAGGAGTAGTCCAAGGTTTATAGACACGATTCTGAATATCATCTGGTTTATCCCATTTTGTATAATTTCCGCTTGAATCTTTTTCATGATCATCTCTTGTATCTACACTGACTTGGATTGTAGTAAGCATCTGCTCATACATTTTTAGAGTTTTTTCAAGAGTTTCTTGATCCATTGTTTTATATTGAGCAATCTGGATTCCATCATTTGGCACACGATAATTAATCTCATCAATCTTTGCCTGATATTCCGCAGACTTCTTTCCATTCTCAATATATTTAGCGTGGTTATCAATTTGCCACTTTTGCCATATTTTGACCTTATCTATAGTTTCTTGAGGAAAGTAGCTTGTAGTCAAATAATAGTCAAGATTATAGATATGACTTCGACCATAATTGACTCTCGTAATATCCAACTCTTCATCGCCTTGAATTGTCAGAGCGTTATACATTGTATCTGCCTGTGGAGTCATTTTGAGCATATTAAGTGCATTACGCCATCCAATGAAGATATTCGTGTCTTTTCCTATGTTTTCTTTAGCGTATGCATTTACTGTTCTATTGATTGTATCGAAATAAAATACGCATTTTACAACATTGGCAACAGTCGTATTAAGGAACGCATAGGCATTGGTATTATCTGCCTCAAACGAATATTTTTCGTTCTTTATTGCAGGATCGATGTAACCGACACTCCATCCTGGTACTCCTGGAGCTTTTTCTAACACCAGATGCATCAATGACAATTCATGGTTTCTGTCGTTGCAAAATGTGATGTATTCTTTCGCATAACCCATATCGTCTACGTTATTTGTAGCCAACATTTCCATAGAGTCTGTTGTACCTTTGTTGAAAGACAATCCTTTCATATCTTTATCTTCAAAGGTTTTCTCATCAGAATACGCTTCACATGCCTTGTATTCATATCTACCATTATCATTTTGCAGAGAAGGTTCTTGAAGCTGAAAATAGTCAAGTCCTTCAAGATAAATCGTCATATGATCTTTTAGTTTCTCATAGCCAGAAGATTCAACGTATTCACCATCAACGTCTATATATCTGTCTACATTAAATGTAAGATGGTTAAAATCTTTTAATTGCTGTTCGTACTCAACGCTCTTAATCTGCACTCCATTTAAGGCACAGATAACAGTTCTGTCAGGACGGCATAAATAAATTTTTGCATTGTGTTTAATCATAACAGATCACCGATCCGTTTCTGTGGCACATCGAACTCGATTTTATAAGTACACGCACCTGTAATATTTATCACATTATATCCATCATGCAGTTTAAGCCACGAAATATTTCCAACATCAGCCCATCCAATATCTTCAAAATTAGTCAATCCTGTTACAGTTCCATCTGTTACCATACAATGTTTACAATCAATACATACTGGTAAAGTAGGTCTGCACAGTACCGACATAGAGTTCTCATCACGAACTTCGATTGTTACTGTTTGGCTTGTCTGAGAAGTGATCGTTACCTTTGGATAAATCTCATACTCCGTATCATCACTATCTACAAAGATGTTTGTTGAGAATTTATTACTTGTTGCGACTTCGCCAGAAATCTCATAGTGTTTCCATATAAAGGGGGTATCACAAACGAAACTACATTGAACTGCATCAAGTTGCCCAAGTTTACATGTAATCATTTTCCATCCGATATTCTGAAAGATTCCTTTGTAAATAACAGTCTCTTTATCATCTGCAATTCCCGTCAATGGTTTTACAAGAGTAGGAGAAGTCAACCACTTATTAATTTTTCTCTGCTCTGAATTTGTAAATCCATGTCCGTTTTCTTTTACGAGGTAAAATTCATATGTGCTTTCATCAGAATACATTGCACCATAATGATTTGTCTCCTGACGTAACATTGTTTTTTCACCTTTAACAATCTCTCGTGAAAATCCCGTGATGTCATTTGTCACATCAAACTGCACGACCATCAGAGGTGTATCTAAGATTGTTTTTGTAGATTGTCCATTATATTCAAATGACAACATATATGTAATCTCCTTTCTGTATAAATTTTTGCATAAAAATAACAGGCAAGAGTGCGTATTTCTACGCACCGCTCAACCTGTTTCTTCCTTATTATATAAGGTTTAAACTGGACGTTTGCGACCAACGATTTTAGCCATATCACGAGTAACTTTTTGAGAAGTATATTTATAAGATTCATTAACGATTCTTTGAAGTTCTTCGTCAGATACTCCAGAAGGAACATTAATTGCACCAATAGCTTCGCCAAAATTGACATTGATTTCCGTTGTTCCAATTCCATCCATAGTCATTCCGTTCAGCATATGTCCATTTGCTAAGGCATTTAATACCTTGTCTTGTCTTACTTTATTTGCTAGATTAACAACATCGACAGTAGCAACTTCCTCACCTACTGCGAGAGAAGCAAGACCATCATCTCCGTTCTTATGTACAGATTTGACTAATCCACCTTGGGCATAACCTGTGACTTTGCTATCTGTTAGTCCAAGATCACTTGGTTTAACACCATAATGACCTAAGATAGTAGTAATCGTACTATCAATTTTTGCACCCTCTGAACTGATTGTTCCAGATAAAGAAGTAAACGTTTCTTCAATCTTATCGACAGAAGAAGATAACTCTTTACAGTATTTCTCATAATCATCATTCAGCTGTGTGCTTAATTTATCAAGTCCGTCAATTTGAAGATTATAAATATGATCTTTTACTGTATCATCACGAGAATCTTTCTTTTCTTGAATTTCTGCATCCAAACGTGCTTTTTGAGCCTTAGCTTCTGCCGTATTGACTCCTTCCAAGGCTTTCCGTTTGCTTTCAAGAATTTGAATTTCTTTGTTTGAAGATTTTAACTGCTTGTCATATTCATAGTAGGATTTCTCTGTGGATAGGCTAGTTTTATAAGCATCTATAGTCTTGTTAATCGCATCTAATTTCTGCTTTGCGTTATTCTTCAGAATAGTTGTCACACTATCTTCGGCAGACTTAATGCTCTTAACGGCGTCCGCAATATCTTGATCACTCTTTTGAATTGCGTCAGCCCATTCTGTGTCAGAATATTCATCACGATGCTCAGCCATTTTGGCACGTTCTTGCATTAATTGATTCAATTCTTCTTTTTCAGATTTGACATTAGCAATATTTGTTGCAATAGCAGCAGTACCATAATCAGTCAGATTTCCGTCATCATCAAACATTGCATCTTCATCAATCAGAGAAGATATCGTTGTAAGTGAATTTTGTAAATTCTGAGCCGCTTTAATAGCACGTTCAAAGCCACGATAATAAATATCGTCACGCATACTATTTTTAAGTTCTTCGTTAGAAGTTCTTAAATCATCTGCGCTACCTTTACAAGCGTTGATTTCGTTTTGCATCTGCATCCATTCTTGAGAACCATATTTAATAGAACCATCGTTCAGTTTATTGTTCAGATTCTCTTGCATTTTTGCAGCTTCTTCATCGATGATCTGTGTTTGTCTTTCATTGGCATCGATCTGATTCTGGTAATCAGCACTATCAAGGTCTTGACCTTTTGCTTGTTTCAACTTGGCAGCAGAAGAAGCATTGCTACTATTTGTGGCTTCCATATTAGCTTTCGCATCATAATATGCTTTAATATTAGCCTGAGATTGTACAGCAGCATTTGTCTGTTCAGCAGCCCAATCCGCAGCAGCATCATTCGCATTTTTATTTGCAGTTGCTAAAGCATTTGTAGCATCTGCTTCATTTTGTTTAGCTTGCGCCAATTTATTAGAAGCGTCTTTTGCTTTTTTGACTTGTACATTATATGCCTTGAGCTGTTTTAATAAAGTCTTATCTTTGATTCCTTTTAAAGAAACCTCTTTTCCAGACTTGATTGCGTTTTTCTGAGAATTAGATAATTTCTTAGCCCGTTTGGTCTTAAGAATATTATTACCCTTGGTCTTAACTGCACTATCAGCTTTATTCTTATTAGCTTGTGCATTTTCACGTTCTTTCTGATATTTAGCTTGGTTCTTACTAGCTTCTCTTACAGCAGTCTGACTATTTTCATACTGTTTCTTCTTATTTTTGACTTGACTGTCCAACACATCATTCTGATATGTGTAAGCAGGTTGACCTGCATAATTACTTGCAATTGCTTGAGAATCTTGCACATTTTTCAGATATACCTGTGCATCATATAATGCACTGTTAGCATTTGATAGATTTGCACTTGTCTTAGCAGCAGAAGATTTTGCAGACTTTGTACTCTTAACCGCTTTATTATAAGCAGTAGCTTTTTTCTTCGCAGACCCTTTGAGTCCCTTAGTAGAAATTGTCTTACCTGCTTTAATACTCTTGTTAAGAGATGCTTTCTTTTTCTTAGATAATCCAGACTTACTAACTGCTTTTGTGGCAGATTTTGCCTTGGATTTCTGACTCTTTGTCGCTTTTGAAACCTTCTTTTGTGCTGTTTTATTAGCAGAAGAGGCACGACTCTGAGTAGATTTTGCAGAAGAAACATTAGATTGCGCTTCGGATAACTGATCGTTTGACGTTTGAACTAATCGTGCAACACCAGACTCTCCCGTAGATGCAGCAGAAGAACGATTAGATAATGTATCATAGGAATTTTGTAGGTTTTCAATTGCTTTCTGTGCCTTTTCAGTAGGCATATTCAACCATTGATTGAATAAATCACGCTGAGTGTTCTTTAACTGTTGAGCAGCAGAATTAGCTTGAAGGTACTTCTCATATAAATTCTGATAGGACTCCACAGCAGAACGCATGTTATCATTCTTGATAGTATTGATATTCATACTACCGTTACGCACACGTTCAAAGTATGTCCGTAATCGTTTCTGATTCTTTTTCTTAGAACTGTTCTTTGTCTTAGGAACTGTCTTAATTGCCTTGCTTGCAAAAGAACTTGCCTCAGATTTATATTTGCTTGCTGCTTGCTGATTTACAGAAATTTCTTTGCCAGTTGATTTATATTGATTCCAAAGCGCACTTTGTTTAACTTCTGGCTTCACGTAATCATTGATCATATTAGCAAAATTTTCTGTAGCAGTTGCTGCACGATCAATCGCAATTGCAATAAAGTCAAATTGTTTACCCATATTGTCAAGTAATATAGCAAATTTTGACTTTTTCTTTGTGCTTTTATCTGTAGCTTTGCTGTCTTTCTTTTTAGAATCTGTGTTCTTTTTCGTTGCTTCCGTATTCTTTTTAGTGGATTCTGTATGCTTTTTGGTAGAAGAAGAACCTGATGAATGTTTTTTATATCCAGAAGCAGCGCCACCTTGGAACGCACCACTACCAGTAACACGATGTCCAGAAGCAAAAGCAGTACCATGAGCAAATGCTGACATACCGCCTTTAATAGAAGCACGACTATTTGTAGATCCTTTTGAAAGTAAATCCGCTGTCTGCTGATGATTAAAAACTATATCTCCACGTTTAATGTTTGTAAACTGTGCGCCATTTTCGCCAAGTAAAGTCCAGCGGTTTCCACGGACAAGTAGCTCAGGTCCCAATTCGGATGTAAGTGTTGTTCCAGAATAATCTGCTCCAAGATTGCCACTTGCTAATGCACGAGATGATAATTTTCTTACTGAACCATGCGCAAACGCATTTCCGTTCCAATCATCAAAATCTGTCAGATTTGAAATCGTTCCTTGAGAAAATGCTTTTGACCAAACCATTGATCCATGTGCTAAACCAATACCATGTGCGCCATTTACACCACTTGGTTTGCCACTCTGGCTATAATTTACAGATACATTAACAGATTTATCATGTAAGCCATTGATCGCTGATTTTGCAGCTTCGACAGCAGGCAATCCACTTGTATTGATAGTAACTTTTGGAGTTGGATGCATCTTACCTAATGCATTCAGTTTCCCTTTAATACTACTAATTTTAGATGAAGCACTGTCTTTTACTTTGACAGTAATTTTCTTGTTTTTCAGTTTCTTTAAAGCACTAGCAATCTTTTTAATAACAGAAGACGCATTGCCTTTTGCTTTGATAGAAATGCTTTTAGATTTTAACTTCTTGAGAGACTTAGAAATAGAAGAAATGGTTTTCTTTGCATTGCCCTTAACCTTAATGGAAATGCTTTTGGCTTTCATGCTAGATAAAGATTTCTTGAGAGAGTCAATGGTCTTTTTAGCATTACCTTTAACATTTACTTTAACAGTAGTAGTATCTGATTTACTTGAAGAGGTGTCAGACTTGCTTTGTTTGCTAGTTTTACCACTTGAAGCACTTGTTTGTTTAGGTGCTGTATATGCTCCTCGTCCTGTTTGATCAATTGCATTACCAAGGTAATTATTCTTGACCATATTACTTGTAGATTTTTGAGAAACTTTACCGTTTTTACCAATACCATATTGTGTCTTAATTTGCGTTACATGCTCATCTTCGACACTATTCACTGCTTTTTGTGCTTCCTCTGCACCTTTTTTAGCGCCAGAAGCATCAGCTGTATATGTAGTCTTCTTTTCTTTTGGAACTTTATCTGCCTCAGATTTAGTTTCTTTCGCTTTCTTTTTAGCGTCAGAATTATCACCAAGAATTTTAAGTGTCTCAGGATCAAGATATGGTTGTAATTCTTTTAACAACTCTTCACGCTTTGCTTCGACTTTTAATCCTAGTTTGATTTTGTCTTGTCCAGAAGCAGATTGGTATTGTTGTACAAGATTTTGAATTTCATTTTGAATGCCATTGGCTTTTGTCTCGATTTCAACAGGTATTTTAATACCTTTGGTCAATCCAGATTTGCCGATATCTTCGCCACCAGTCAATTTAGCTTGAATATTTGCAGAAGCCGTTAGTTGCTTGTCAATAGATTTCTGTTGAGCTTCTGTATCTCCATTTAACTGTGCAGCTTTGTATTCATCTTTTGCTTCTTTGATTTGTGATTGCAGGGAAGAAATATTGACCTCAAAATCAATGACCTTTGTCCATGTATCAGGAATTTCCTTACCAGCTTCTTTTGCTTGATCAATTTGTTGACGCCAAGCCTCAATACGCTGTCCTTCTTCGTCCCCTGCGGTTCCACCATTTTTCTGCCATGTTTCAGCCCAACTATCAAGTTTATTCTGAGCTTCTTCATACTGTTTTGTAAGAGAGCTGAAATTGACATCAAATCCATATGTTTTCAGATTATTAAGTAAAGCTTCAAATGGTTCCACGCCCATACCAAATTTCTTGGCAGCAGAAGCAGTAGAGTCAATATTGATTTTCCATTTTTGAGTTTTCTTATCAAAGTCAGCCAGAGCTTTACCAGAGTCATTCGTTTTTGCTTTCAGATCATCAAAGAAAGTGTATACACCAGAATTATCTTCTGTGAAATATTTCTTTAGATTATCATAATTCTCTTTAAAGTTCTTTGCATCCGTTTTGCCAGTTGGTGACATCATTCCTGCAAATGTTTTGAACTGATCCGTACCAACTTTACCTTGATCATACTCTTCTTTAGTTTGCTTCATTCCAGAAACAAGAGTATTATAAGCAGAATCATCATCATCTGTATCAAGCGCTGCTTTATATCCTTCTACAGTATAAGAGGCGGAAGCAGCAGAACTATTCAACATTTTCAGACGTTCTTTTAACTGATCTACAGAACCAGTAAATATATTTGTCTTATCTGTAACAATATCAAATGCATTTGACAAATCATTTAAATTCAAAGAATCTGTAAACTTAGAAATGTCTTGATTTTTGAATGTATTGTTTAATGTTTCCTGCATTTTGGCAATATCTTTACCAGTAGATGATAAGACGTTATTCTTATCATCAAGCTTAATACCAAGGGTTAATGCTAATGTATCTTTATCAATGCCAGTAGATTTTTGCAACGCAGTAAACTGATCATTTACGTTTTGTTGCCATTTGTTGGCATTCATTTTTCCATTTGCTTGTGTTTTCTGGAAGTCTTTGATTTGGTCTTGTACGTCTTTATTCTGAGTAAGTTTTTTAGTAAGATTCTCAACAGTTTTTTCTTGTTTATCAAGATAATCCGTGTCTAACATTTTAGATGGATCAATGTCCATATTTGAAATAAAGTTAGATGCAAATGTTTTTGTTGTCTGGTCTAATTTATCATACCCATCAACCGCCTGAGAGATATTGGATAAAGTGTTCTTTCTAAAACTATCAGAATATTTCTGTAGTTGATCGTAATTCGTCTTTGAAGCTGCCAATAATTTCTTGAGATTCTTTGTGTCATTCTTTCCGATAAATCCTTCAGAATTAAAAGTGTCTGAATTATTAGCAAGCTCTTGGATTTGTTTAGATGTTAATTTACTAACATCAACTTTATCTTTGCCAAGAATTTTTGCAGCCTGTTTTTGAAAATCTGTATTAGAATACAGAGATTGTCTAACGGATGCTTCGTTCATGGTTAATCCGTCTTTAGCAAGATTTTTAGCTGATCTAAACGTATATGGCAAAGAGCGTTTTAGATTTGTGCCAAGACTTTCGTCAGCGAATGTACTTCCGTATAATGATTTCTGTGCTTTTAATGCCATAGAATCATTCTGGATACTTACATTCTTTTTACTAGCAATATCTTTCTTGCTTTGATCTGCTAATTTTTGATATTTGTCAATCGTATTTTGAATAGCAGTGTTGTTATTGATTAAAGCTTCGCCCTCTGAATTATATCCAGTAACAAGATCGCCATTTAGCTTCACCAATTCTTTTTTGATTGCTAAATATCTCTCATATTGACTTGTTGACAATCCAATATTTTCATTCGTATTAGAGTCAACACCAGAAGATAAAGTATTGAATTCTTCCTGTAATTTCTTAGCCTGCTTAACCTTGTTATTATTTTTATCAATCTTCTTATTGTATTTATCAAGATTTTTCTGACCTGCGTTCAATTCATCTTTACGTTGACTCTGCATGTTAGAATGAATTGCTTTAATTCCTTCAAATGCAGCAAGCACAGCGAGAAGAGGAAGATAGGATTTAAGTGTTGCACCAAGACCAGATAACACAGATTTTATGTTTGATCCTAATGATTTAATGCCAGATTTGGCTTTTTCAACACCGTTTGTTACACCAGTTCTAAATGTTTCTCCAAGTTTAGATGCGCTCGAATTTACATTATCAAGATTGACCTGTCCAAGATCTGAGAGGGATTTTTTTGTAGCTTGGGCTTCTGATGAAACTTTAGAGAGATCAGGGGTGTCTACTTTATTAGAAGAAGATATTTTTTTCTTTCGTTTTTGAATCTCGTCATACGCTTGTTGTTTATTGATATCTTCCACTTTGTCAGAGAGTCCAATTGATTGCAGAATGTTTTCTGCTAGTGAATAGTCTCCGCCGTTTTTTAAGATTTTATCGTAAACTTGACTTGCGTTTAAACCTGAATTTGCAAAAGAATTTACGAAGTTTTTATACAATTCATTTTGCATGTTAAGATCAGATGGGTTTAGTTTTTTTAAACTTTTAACTTGATTAACGAAATTACCTAATTCTTTAAATGACAAAAGTGTTATAGGTCTATTGATTGCGTTTCAATATTTATAATGATATAATCAAATTAAATAAGTTTATAAAAGGAGTATGAAGAATGAGTTTGATAAAATGTACTGAATGCGGTAAAGAATTTTCTGTTAAAGCTGATCATTGTCCAAATTGTGGTTGTCCAACATGGGATATAATCAACGAATTATATAAGGCAGACCAAAGTATTAATATTAATCACGAGGTTTATGACATCTCTGAAATACTATCAAATATAGAAACTGGTGTAGATGATCAAATTAGTATAGATGCTATAGCAAATTCTGCTGAAATTTCAGCGAGCGCAGCATACTGCATATTACAAGAAATTAAAGAAGGTAATTTCTTACCGTGGACTGAAGGAGGTTATGGAACACTTACAAATCCAAAATATCAAGAAAAAATTAATCAAAGAAATGAGCAAATTGCAAAGCAACAAGAAGCGCTGCCTCATTGCCCAAATTGTAAAAGTACAGATATTAAAAGAATTAAATCAGGTTCACGTATATTGGGTGGTTTAACATTAGGTATTCTAAGTTCCAATGTTGGTAAAACGTATCAGTGTAATAAATGTAAATATAAATGGTAAGATTAAATGAAGAACAAAAGTAAAATATTTACCATTGTCTTGTTTTGTTGTTTTATTCTTAGTATTGCTTTTAATGCTTATAATTTATCTGAACGATTTAAATTACAAGATAAGTATGATAAAATAAAACAATCCAATAATAAATTATCCGCCAAAAATAAAAACTTGACATCAGAGAATAAAAGAATCCGATCATTGTATATGGATCAGGCTCATGATCAAATTGATTTACAAGATAATTATTCTTCATTGAAAGGAAAGTATAATTTTTTATCTTATAAATATGCAGATTTGCAAAAGAAATACGACAAGTTGAAGAAATCTTCGATGTATTCCAAGACATCTGGTTCTGATTTATCAGATGATTCCTCATCCACAAGTCAAATAGTCTATATAACAGATTACGGTAATAAATATCATGCTTCTGGTTGCAAATATTTAAAGAAAAGTTCAATAGCAATTTCTAAATCGGAAGCAATACAGAAAGGATATTCTGCATGTTCGGAATGTAATCCGTAATGCAAGAAATATTTACAAGTGTAATAATTGCAAGTATAAATGGTAGAAGAGAAGTATAACAATAAGAGAGAATGTAGATTACAACATTCTCTCTTTAATTTACTTATTCACTTTTCTCACTAATCCATTTAATAGCGTATTCTTCTAATGACTTATAGTCCAAACATCTCTGCGCCAATTTTGAATCTGGAAATTTATATTTCTTTTCGTATAAAGAAGTGGCAGCATCGGCTAAATTTAAAGTATTTATCATTTTCATTTCGCTGTTTAACAAATTGATATATTTACTTTTTTCTTCATCAGACTTGAATGTCCTATATGTATCAATATCTTTCTTAACAAATGATGTTACTTCATTCTTTGGTATAGGGAACATATAGTTTAAATTTACGACTGCAATCAACCTTGATGAATTCTTAGGATCATAAATTTTAAAGAAATCTGGTTGCTTTCTCATACGCAAATGTCGTTTCTGTGCATGAGATACTTGAGTAATATAATAATAATCGTCAGTTTCAAACAGAATACCAAAGAATGGTTTGTACTTATCCGTACCATAATCAGTCATTGGTATACGATGTTCAAATTCTCTCAAAAAATCTAAATACTTTTCATTAACATTTATCCACTTCATTTGTAAAAATCTCCATAACTATAAAAAGGAACAAGCGTTTACTTGCTCCTTTTATTAATACGATTTTGGTAGGCTTCGTAACCTCTATTAATACGATTTTGGTAGGCTTCGTAACCTCTATTAATACGATTTTGGTAGGCTTCGTAACCTCATATAGAAAACACTTTGTTTTCTTACTTATATTATAACAAATAGTACGAGAAAAACAATATTGATTTTAATAGTAATATATGATATAATAATAAATTATGTTAATTGGCACAAGAAATAGCTACAGATGTAAGAATTGTGGATATAAATGGTAGGGGAGAGAGGACTATCAATCTTCTCTCTTTAACACGGTTACAATATCTTCAAAGCCGTTATTATATACTTCAAGATAATCAATATCACTAATCTTCAAAACGATATTCGCATTTTCCTGCCCTTCAGCTCTTGCATAAGTAGCCAGCACACTACCGTTTTGCGAAAATTTTGTGAAAGCATTTAACACAATATATTGTTTGTCTTTTCCTTCATCTGTTAACCGTAAGTTGCCCATAAAGAAATAATCTTTATCTTTTAGACGAGCAATTACACAGCTACCATTTGTGTAATCAAACACATCGTCAAGAACATTGTTGTTTGTTGTGATGTGAAATTGATCAGCAATCCAATTCTTAACATTGTCATTAGACAACACAAGAGATAATAATAATGCTACTATAATACATAAAATAATAGAAATCCCATTATTGATCCAAGATGTATCTTTTAAATGTTTTAAGATATTTAATCGTAATAATGCGATTGTTGCTAACGACACATAACTAATAATGCAGCTTCCAACATTAAATGCAAATCCTGAAAGTTTTTTAGAAATTGTTAGCTGAAATATAAATAAGAAACATGCACCTGGTATGTAATATTGTAATATATTTGGCACAGCTTCAATTATTAAACTAAGTTCTTTGATAAATTATCACTCCTTTGACTTATTATTATTCTGAGTTTGTTGGTGTTGAATAATTTTATCCAACATTCGTTCTTGGTTTGTCATACTATTTATCTGTTGACTGTTTGTTTCAATAATATGTACATTTCCGTCTTTGTCTGTTACTTGTCTACTCATAATTATACTCTCCTTTGTATATATAAATTAATAGTTATAATTTATTATACAGCAAATTTCTAAATTAATAAAGAGTATAACAAAAGAGAGGTAACCGTTGAGTTATCTCTCTTGATTCTATTTACGCAATAAATCAGCTTATTACAACAAATTATTGACAAAATAATATCTCTGTATTAATATAAAAATACTCCATATAACTTATTTGTCGTCAAGCTATATTGTTAAGTTTACAAGAAATGCAACGAGTTATCTTCCAAGTTCGTCATTGCATTTCCAAAGGATTTACAGTCTATTAGTTGCCATAAGTGGTTTCTGATAGACTGTTTTTTTGTTATGGATATTTATTCCATTGTATGATATAATTTTGTTGCTGAATGATCATGCTTTATGATTTGCACGTCATTCAGTGCCTTACGGCAGATGCGGAACGGAGGTGACAAATGTTCCAAAGTGTCATTCACTTATTACAGAATATTGACTGGCAGAGTGTTTCTAAAACATTCAATATTGCAAGTTTGATTATTCAGTTATTGCTTGCAATATTTAGATAAGACTTGAATCAACAATGCAAACAGTATTTTAATGTGTAAAAATATCGTATTATCTATCTACCACAAAAGATAACCGTTTAAGTAAAAAGTATCATTGTATGATTGGGCTACATATTAAAAATACTTGCATTTTATTAGAAAATATTCTATAATACAAGTGTAATAAGAAATGATACAAAAAGCATTTGTACCAACAAACAGTAATTAAGGGTGGTAGCTTAATTACAAAACATCAATAGAAGTGATACAAAAGGGCATCCGTGTGGGTGCCTTTTTGTATTATGCTAATATATTAAGCTATTCCACAATATTTATATCAAGTTAAAAATAACTTCGATTCATATGTACTAATAGAAGTACAATTTATAAAAATGCCAATCTTCAAAATCCTTATAAAATAAGGACTTTTTGATGGTCGTTTTTTACATAAAATTTGAATTTTAAGTTCCCTGCTTAGAGATACAATATCTCTGTACGCAAACGATGATAGCAGGTAAAACATCGACATTAATTTACACTTTTGGGCTATACATTACCAGACAATGATCATAAGGTCGTCATTATCTGTCAGGATCGGTAGTCTCTGAACATCCATTCTTATTAAAATATCTTAGCTACTGTGCCTTATCCCGAAGCACGTTTCTTATGCGGTAGTTTACCGATATCTTCCTATACGGTAAGAATGTGTGCGGCTGATTAGATACAATCGTATAATACGATATGAATACCAAATTCTTAAACTATTCCGTCTATCGTTACCAATTCCGTTTCAGTTTTGATATCCTTTTTCGTTCCAGCAATTACTCCTGATACGTGTATTTTAAAACCCCGTATCCTATATATTTGTCCAAAACACCATTTCTGTTTCTTCCTTATATATAGTAGGCTCACTGTCACCCTAATGATTTTGAGATAGGGTCAACCTAGGTTTTTAAAAAGTTTAATGCCAGCAAAGCCAGCGGCAGCAGTTTTCAATAATCCAAAACTACTTACTAATTTATTAACTACATTTAAAACATTTGATAATAAGGTAATTCCACCACCAAGGATGTTTTTATTAGCAAATGTTGTTGAGATAGATTGGAATGAGTTTTTAAGATCTTCTGTTTGTCCTTCCAAACTATTCTTATAAACTTCATACTTTTTATCTGTAGATCCAGCAGAATTTTCGGATACTTTCTCGTATTCTTGAGCTTTACCGTAATTGGTCATAAGTGTAATGAATTCATTCATATGATGTGTGCCAGCGAAAGACTGTGCGATTGCACGTTGAGACACGTCACTATAATTATTCCAATTGCCAGCAACTTCATCAAGAACATCACCAAAATTACGGAACTGATCTGTTTTGTCTCGCAGATTAATACCTTCTCCACGCAAAACAGTTTCCACGTTACTAAGATCCTCTCCGTTATTCTGGTAATCTTTTAATCTTGATAATTTAATATTACCCATACGTGCAAAAACGGCATTTAATCCAGTACCAACGGAACCCATACCTTCCTGAGTTACTTCACCGATTGTGGCTAAATACCCAAGCAATTTATCCATTGAGATTCCAGCAATTTTTGCTGTATTTGCAACTTCTGACATACCTTCTGCCAAACCACCAACATCAGTAGCAGAAGCCATATCTACAGAACTTAATTTATCTACGATTTTCAAGGTATCTTCGGCACTTGTAACACCATAACCTTTTCTCGCAGAAGTTAAATACTTTGTAGCATCTTCAGATGATAGTCCGCCAACCTTGCTCAGTTTAATAGAACTTTCGGCAAGCTTATTAGACTTTTCAACACTTTGCCCCTGTTTCATCCACTCAGTAGAAGAAGCAGCAACATCTGTACCAGTAGCCTTTAATTGATGCCCCATATTTGAATATGTTTTCATCAAATCTTTGGCTTTATCATTGGATACACCAGTAGCCATCTGAAGCTGAGTCATTGCACTATCTACATCATATGTATTTTGCACCATTTCTTGTGCTTTGTTCATACCAGATTGCAAGATGCCATATGTTCCTACGAACTGAGAAATCTGACTAAATCCACGCTTAACTTCTGAAAACATTGAATTTCCAGTCAATCCCCTTGCAGAAATTTCAGACTGTATTTTCTTAAAGTCTTGATTTGCTCCTTGTAATTCACCTTTGGTTGTTGCAGACTCAGACTTCTTTGCAATATCTTCTAAGACATCGCCGTAATCCTTTGCAGCTTTTGTATTGTTCTCTAAATAAGTTCTGATCTTATTTGCTTGGATACTACCTTCACCAGGATTAAGTGCTTTTGTTTGAGTTGAATTGAGAATCTTCATCTCATTATTTAGTTTTTCATATGATTGAATTACTTTCTCATTCTGCTGAATGATTGCATCTTGATTTGCAGTAGTTGGTTTTGCCTGATACTGAGTATGTAACTTTTGTAAATCTTGTACATTCTTTTCATATTCCTTAAAAGATTTACTTGCATTTTTATATTCTTGAGTACCTGCGTAATAGCTATTTAATTTATTCTGCTGTGCGGCTAAATTAGCATCATACGATTTATTTCCAAGATTCCTAGAAACATTTTCTACGTAAGAGTCTTTTTTCTCTTGTTCCTTGAGTGCTTGATTAAACCAGTTACTATATTGTTTTTCTTGTTCTTTGTGTTGTTTTTCAACTTGTTTTTGAACATCGCTCTGAAGAACTTTATTAGGAGAAGCATTTAATAAAGATAAACTACTTGCGGTGTTTTTATCATATTGTTCAAGTTTGGCGTGTGCCTCAATTAACAGATCACGATTCTCAGCGCTTCGATTCTTCTGAAAGTTGCCATACATTCTGTTTAGTTCTTTTCGCTGTTTATCGTAATCAATGACGTTCATTCCAAACTCATTGTATTCTTTGCTGTTATTGTCAACATACCCAGAAAATTGTTTTTGATATTTGCTTGATTTTGATGCAAATTTCTTGGCTTGAATGTCGGATTCAATTTTGGCAGCTTTTTCGTTTAAAGCTTTTTGCTTTGCTTGAAATTTAGCGTTGTTTTTCTCTTGTTCCTTGAGTGCTTGATCCTGCGCTTTTTCTTGTATTTTTGAAACATTTTTTGCATATTTTTTAGCGTCTTTATCTGAAATACCTTCATTTTTTGCAATGTCAGTAATTACAGATGCCATTTCCTCGGCTTGTTTCTTCTGACGACTGATAAGCCCCTTATCAATATTAGTTTCACCACTAGAATAAAACGTCCCAGAAGCATGTTTCATCTGTTTTTGAATTGCAGATTTACTATATTGTACATATGATTTTGCCTGAGCATTTGCCTGTCTTTTAATTTGGTTATTAAGTGTTGTATTTGTTGATCCGCTTGTCCCGACAGTAGGATTAATATGAACATCCCTGTCTTTTACAAGATCAGCCAATTGAGATTCAACATCACCTTTATTAAGTATTGCTTTAATGACGGCTTGAAAATCCATTTACTCACCTCTTTCATAATTTTGTGCATAACAAAAAAGAGCCTAAAAAATAGACTCTTTACGTTTCAGTATATAATTAGCAGACGGTCAGGGAATCGAACCACGATCTCTGGTTTTGGAGACCAGTATAATTCCATTATACCAACCGTCCGATTAAGGCAACGATCAATTACTTGTTACTTATTGTTTAACTAATTGCTGTCAAACATGGCTTCAGTACCCATGTACCAGTAGGGAAGTCATAAAGATGTGATAAAACATATTCATGTGCTTCGATGACTGAACCAACATTTACCTCTGTATGTATAACTATTCCTCCGCCATACATACTCCATTCAGCACAAATAAGTGTATAGTAATTTTTTCTATTCTCTATCATCATAACATCATCTCCTACTATATAAGTGGTGTTACGTCATAGATTTTGTTGTGTAATTGATCATTGCGAGTTTGAGTATATCATAGTAATATATTGTATGTATACAGGTATCTTTTTCCAATATTACAAATCAGACAAAGAACCTTGTTTTCCTTCTTTAATACCGTCTTTTGTAAAGTATTTTCCGAAGTCATCTTCTGCGGATGAATCGTTGTAAATACCAACCAATTCCGTAGAAGACCATCCAAAGAATTCTTTAATAACATCAATCGGAATATTCTTCTTTGCGAAAGCAGTACAAGTATAATGTCTCATACAATGGTAGTAGAAGTCTACGTCCAACATCTTTGAAAATTCAGCTGTCCATTTGTCAAGATTGGATCTACGATGCCAACCATTTTTGTCTTTCGTTACAAAGATATCATCAATGTCAACGCCAAGTTCTTTACGTTGTTTATCCCATAAATCAATGTATTTTTTAACATCAACAAGGATAAATTTGTTTAACTGCTTACCTAATTTACCACGACCCTTGGTGCGAATCTTTGGCGTTTTATATAAAGCACCATCAAATTCAAGAGCATCTTCGGTAAAATAAGACATCTTCATCTGAATGATTTCAGATTTTCTCATTCCAGAATAAGCAGCAATAGCGATAGCACACGCTTTTTCATATTTCTCTTGTTCGACAAGAGTTTTTAATAAGTCATCAACTTTTTCATCTGGCAGAATCGTTTTCTCACGCACTGCCTCATTTGCAGGATTCTCAATCTTATTTACAATTTTTCTGAATCCTTCAAATTCTTCTTCCTCGTCTAACATATTTTCGATATAATCAGATAAAGAAGAAAGACATGATTTAACACGTCTTGTTCGTTTAGGACTCCATCCCCATACGTTAATTGCATGATTTTGAAATTTAGCAATATCACGCTTTGTTAATTTTGCGAAGTCCTTATTTTTATTATGTTCCAGATTCCAACACCAGAAAATATCTAAGTCATTACGATAACCTTTGATTGTACTCTGCGCACGATCAACAGAAGCAAGGTAATCTAACCACTCATTGCCTAAATCTTTGTTATCTGTATTGACCAATGCTAGTTTTTCTGGAGATGTAATCTTGTTATATACCGTAAATCTAGCCAACGGTAAAACCTCCTATGTGTAAAATAAATACAACCACAATATATAGTTGTATTCGTAAAAATGAATCACATATATTGTGGTTGATAAGCATATAAAATCTTGGTTTTATTTTGTGAAATTTACATCAGATTTGATGTGAAAAGAATCAAAGATATATTATTTGTTCTTAGATGATAGATATTTTTTCAAAACATCGCTTTGATATATTTCAGGAATATCAATTCCATAATAAATACCTTCAATGACCCTAGAGTCTGTTTCTGCTTTAATCCACATATTTAAAGAATTGCAATATGTAGTATTGTATGAAACAAGGGTCATGGCAGCAGTAATTAATTTTTGAATATCTTCTACAGAATAGTATTTGCAAGGCTGTCCATCGGCATGATATTCTAAAGCAGTTTGTCCTGCCGAAATTTTCGCTTGTAGTCCAAAGATGTTAAGCTGATCTTTTTCTGTTAGGCTAAAATGATAAGTTCTATCAGACATTTTTACATCTACACCAGCGTAAATTGTTTCCTCGCATTTTTCAGAAACTTCTTTTAATTTTGTCACCTTAATATCAGCGAGCTTGTCTCGGTTTGTATAATGAAGATACTTTAATGGATTAGATTTAACATCCTTAATATCAATATTTTCTTTAAGTTCAACAATTTCCGTGTAATCATATTCAAAATATTCCAGTTCTTTATCGGTGTCTTTTAACTTCTCAGTTTTCTTTTCTTCATTAAGACAGATAAAAATATAATATTTATCCGTATCTTCTATAATCTTAACAGCTTGTTGTTGACTAGAAAATCTAGCTTTTTTCATGAGTTCACCTCTTTCTTACGATGTTGTAGGCGGTTGTTAGTCGGCAGCGCAATAATTTAGGTACACATAGTCAAGCCTGCCCCCGCAACTCAAGCACGTAAAACCAGCATTCGAAGCATCAAATAAGCAACCGCCCTGTACATATTCTCTTGTTCCAAATGTGCTATTTCCTCCTGCGTATACAAAGTCTGCAAATCCCTGACTATTTCCAGACCCCTGTGAGCAAGGATACCAAACACCATTTTTGATATCGATGTCTCCAACCCAGTAATCGTATTTTCCCTCATTTGAATTAACAGGGATATTACCGATAAGAGTATAATTTTTCTTAATATCTACTTCTGTTATTGTGTGTTTTACACCTTTAGGAGCGACATACACATCTTTGCTATAATCGCTTTTAAATATCATTACAGTATTAGAAGCAATCATATACCCACCAACAGAATATTCACGCCCTTGAACACGATATGGACATTTACCATTTGTGTTAGAAATCATTGATCCATCATGCTTTCCAATAACATTATCAGTTGTACCAGAATACCATATTGTATTCACCAAATACTTAGATTCATCAGAATCGAATTCTACTGTACTAATAAAATCTTTGTTTTTTACATCTAAATATATTGCGGTATTATTGTTATCAATAGTTTCAATTTTAATAACCTTTGTTGGCGCAATATCAACAGCAGGGACATCATCACTTCCACGATGAGCAACATACACGGGGGTACCGATAACCAAACCAGATACGTCTTCGCTTGTAGTGACATATACCGATTCTTCTGTAGTTTTTATCGATACTGAAACCCCAACATCATAATCAGTGCATCCCGTAAATAAACTCTGAGAATTTTTTGTTGCACCTTTAATCAGTATAAAAATAATCTGGAATGTATTTCTTTCTGCCCCTGCGCCCCAGTAACCAGTGCCCTTCTTCTGATAATCTGTAATCATAGTTTCGTATGATGTATTTTCTTCTGGTTGTCTATCTGGCAAAGACCTTAATAATCCATCATCTCCAATAGAAGAAATATACTTGCTTCCAATACACCAAGGCAATACAGTTCCATCTGCCTGCAAACATTCATTCCAAGGATATAACACAATATCAGTTCTTAAAGTATGTGGCATATCCGAAATTGTTACATCAATATATCCTTCTTCGGCATTAGTCTCAAAATTATAATAAAAACTTGGCTGAATAACTCCAACATCGACATTGCCTGTTGTTGTATATCCGTCCTCACCCTCAATAGCAGTAGGATAAGCAGTGCCATCTGCATTTCTTTTATAATTGCAGTTATACTATTCAAAAAGAGGGTGCTCTCCGTTTAAATAATCATCTTTTCCTTCAACTGTATCTGTGCTTGGTTCATATTGTAACCCTGCGTTATCTAATAATTTTGTGCCTTCACAAGTAGGATTCTTTGCAAATGTATAAAATCTTGTTCTATAAATTTTTCCCGTTCTACGCAAGTCAAAGAAATCTCCAACAGTTTCTGCGTGTGGAGTGTTATGTAAAACGTCATACAGCACAGATTTATCGCACTTATCTGTGTCTAATTTTTCAATTACTTTATTTAATGCATCATGTTCTGTTTTTGCATTTTCAGTTGTTTCTGCTCCGATTGATTCTGCTGTGATTGGATTATCTTTCAAGTATTGTTTAATGGCTGCGCTAATATCCGCACTAGAGCCACTGCCACCACCATACTTTGAAATCATTTTCTTCATCAGAGCAATAGTAGTTGCGTCTATCATGATTCAGCTCCTATCCATTTTTTATTTTCTTCATCATAGAAATACACATCTAATGTATCTATGCAAGTAAAAGTGCTACCATTTTTAATAGCTACACCTTCAGGTGTCTCACCAATTGGCTTTACATCAGTGGACAAACCATCTAGTTGCACTTTGATTAAATTTGGCGTATCGCCAATATGTGAAATTGTTACCATTTAACACCTCGTCTAGTAAATAAAAGTAAAATTTGATTGTTACAATACAGATCATATTGATCTGATAAATTTATTTAAATCTTTTTGCAAATGCCTGTTCAGCGTATTGTTGAGCTTTTTGCTCTGTACGTTGCCAGAATCCAGAAGTTAATACAATACCAGATCCCCCAGATTCCGCTTCTGAAAAGACGTGAGGAGTAGAATAAGTTCCAGTATTATAATTGTATCCCTGATCAAGATACACGGTGGCACTAACAGAATCTCCGCCACCAACAACGCCAGTTGTTCTTGCAGAGTTTTTCATCTGATATGTTCTTACATATCCACCTTGCTCTGGAGGTATTGGTTCTCCACCTGCATAAGAAGCAGTAAGCTCTTGATTGGCTGTTAAGAACGTTTTACTCTCAGCTTCGCTTACGGCATCACGCATTTCGTTCTGGATTTGTCTCCATAACCCAGCCATTGCACCCATGTTTCCCATGAGATCACCTTACTTTCTGTCAATAGAAACTACATTATTATTGACTGCATCAGCGGCACCCTGTTTAATTGCTTCAAGTGCATCAATTCTATTTTTCTGAAAATCATCAGATTCAACAACAGCTTTTGTAATGTCTTCGGCAGTAAAGTCAAAGCCATGATCTGCAAAATACTGCATCATCTTCTGAGTTACTTCTGGATCAGCTTTGGCAAATACTTCATTAATATATTCAAGAGCAGGTGCTAAAGCCACGACAGATTCTACTAAATCGTCAACACCTTCGACCTTGAAATTCACATCTTTGCTGTCAAGTTTAATATCAACCGCACTTGCAATTAACTGCTGTTTGATGTAGTCACATTTTTCATCAATTGCAGTTAACATATCTTTAAACTGTACTTTGTTAATATCATTTTCATCAACAAATTCGTCAACATTAATATCTGAAGCAAGTGTATATAATTCATCAATACCAATGCTTTCTAAATCCACGTTTCCATAAAATTTGATAATATTCATCTTGATTCCCATAAGTTTGCTCAGTGGATCGTAGTCCATACTGGATGCCCCATTTTCATCCTGAGTTACTGGGAAAGCAGAAGCGACAACCGCCTCAACGAAATCATTTGCCTCAAATCTATTTAAAGACCCATCTTCATAATGTCTTGTTTCAAAAGCGATTTTACCCATAAAATTATTTCTCCATTTCTCTATTTAACTTCTCAATCAATTCAGATACATGATATCTGTAATTAATTTTCAATTTTCGACTATTAACAATGATTGGATTGAATTTTTTTAAATCCTTTTCGTTGAATGATTTCTTATCCATAGAAGCAATCATTCTGTCAAAATCATTGATGTGTTGAAAATATGTAGTTTCCATGTTATTTTTCTTTCTAAAATTAAATAAAAACCCTGCGATCATATTTTTGTAACCTACAAATTCTCTTAAACCTTTAATCTGATGATAATGAATCACGCCTTTTTCTTCTTTGGTACGTTCAAAAGAAATAGAAGAAGTACCAACACTTTTCAATTCCAATGCATACATATAAGGAGAAGAGAATAAGAAACAATCGCAAGGATTCTTACTTGAAAATCTTAAATTACTACAACCACCAAAAGATTGTGCTTGATCTTTTAAACGATAGTAGAATACGTCTGAAGGAATACTGGCTTTCCAATTTTCTTCAAATCTCTTACCAACATTCTTTGCCAACCTATTCACCTACCTGATATTTATCGTTAATATATTTTCTATAATCAACATATAGTCTGTATGTATCTTTTTTTGGATACCAGAACGCCATAATATCTGCACGTTCAGATGGATAGACCAGAAGTGGTTGTACGCCATGTTCCACATAGAACTTAACCTGTGCCAAACTTGTAACAGGAATGAGTTTTGTATCTTTATAAGCTTCCTGTAACTGCTCAGGCGTTGTAATTTCTGAGTTCAATAAATACACCCTTTCTTATTAAAATCGTAAAAAATAGGGAAGAAAACAAAAAATCATATAATCCAATTTGTGAACCATATTAAAGTTTTGTTCTCTTCCCTATCTTCTAACTAAAATGTAAAACTATAATATGATTACTGCAATATTTTTTCATGTTCAATATTCCAAGTTAATACACTACTGATTAGCATAAACTAACCAGTAGTGATAAATAATATCCTTAAATTAAGCTAAAGACTTGATCTGATAAATATCTACAAATTCATCATCTGCATCTGTCATCAGGTCAAATGTGATCTTCAGTGTAATAGGATCTCCCTCAGCTGCGAAAGCTAATTCGATATTTCTCTGAGGAGTAGCTTTGTAGCAAGTGATATGTAATGGTGTTACAACTCCTTGCTCAGATTTCTGGTTGATTTCTGCATCAACTCTGAAATCAGCTAATTCCTGATTATCGTTAATCTTAACTAACTGAAGTGTAGAGTCATTTACGATATAAGATACATCGTATTTCTTACCAACAACGATATCGCTATCTGTTGTAGCTGTGAATACTTTTGCTGCTACGCTTCCTTCAATCTGTGTTCCACCAACGTCACCTTTTCCGTAAACGAATAATGTTCCGTCTTTTGGCTGATCTGGTAATGTAAGTTTTCCTGCTTCTGTAGCAGTGATCGTCTTCATTTCTGCACGATCTCCACCTTCTGTAATTGTACCGTTACCAAAGATAGAGAATAACTCAAATGGATATACCTGGATTTCTGATTCAAGTGTTCCTTCCATTGGGTTAGCAAATGTTACAGCATCTCTACCTCTCTTTTTAGCTTTTACAGAATCTGCTGTAATATTTAATGTTACTGTATTTGCATAATCAACTCTTAAAGCCTTTTTGCTTGTAGCTAAGTTAGTTAACTCAAATACACCGCAGTCACGGCTTGCATATTTCTTACTAGCTGCCATTTTGTCACATCCTTTCATTAGAATTTTTAAATTTTAGTATTAAAAAAAGACCTATAAAAACAGGTCTCATTTTTCCTCTTTGAGATTTTTCAAATATGAATCTTCTTTAAAGTCACTACCTTCAGTTCCCCAAACACTGGCATTAAGAGCCATGATTTGATAATTTCTATCAATTAAAATTCTTTGAAAATTATCATATAATTGAGGAATTGTTAGTTGCCCTACGTTAGTAAAATTAATACTTGGGTGACACGCACATACGACAGAGATAATATTTCCGATATCATATTTAGGATCTTGTTTATCTAAGTTTTTTCCACGAGTACGTTTAGCTTTTGCCTTATCACGTCTACGCTGCATTTGGATAACAACAGGATCTTTTTGTTTTGATAATTCTTCGGACACTGTGCGTTCATTGTTGATATTTGAAATTTGCATCAAGATATGTAATACATCATCAAAGATTTCTCGATCAATAACCCCGACAACCTGTGATTCAATTTCTCCAGTTTCTTCGTCCTCATGCGTTTTTAAGATCTCAAATCTTTTTTCTCTTAATCTATACACAACATCTTCGACAAAATAAAAACAAAATGCTCTCACATAAATCCGTATAACATCTGTGTTTTCTGATACCAAATCAAATAATTTAACATCTGTTCGTTCTTCATAAGGTAATGCCAAAAAAGCATCATATTTATCTGGCAGGAGAGCAGAGTAGTAGCTATCTACTGTCAATGTCATATAACTAGCATATTGCATCCATAGCCCTTCACCAATTCTCCTACGATCACTGATTTTAGGTGGCTGAATATGCCCGATTCCAACAGGTATTGGTTCGCTTGACAGTAGCTGTGAATAAGTAAGTTTTACGTCACTCACTTACAAAGCAACTCCATATTTATATCATCAATCCGATACACCATTGTCCTGCCATAAAAGTTAGTGTTCGGTTTAAAAGACTGTAATTGGCTTGTACGAGTATCTAATCTCATAGCCCCGATACCAAATGAGTCTTTTATTGATTCGTCAGTTAGGGCAAGATTGATTGCTTGGCAGATCATATCTAAACGATTGCCAGCGTATCCTTTTTCACGCCATTCTGACTTTTCATCATCATCTAAATCAATTACATCTTTTCGGGCAACAACATTGATTACCAATGTGTAGTCAAGAATAGATGAACTGGTATTTACATATGTTTCCATTAAAATCATTGATCTTGCATCTGTAATTGTTTCTTCCATATAAGGTGTATCCTTGCAATGACCAACGAGAGATACGTCTTTTAACTGTCCATTCAAGTTTTTTTTGATTCGACATCCAAACCAATTATCTTCATATGAATAATCGTCATTGTCTAAGATAGGCATTACTAAATTTGTTAAATCTTCATTTGTCAGAAAAATATTGCCTACAACGTCTTTAATAAGACCAGATAGAACAAGAGGATTATCCATCATCTCATCAGTTTTCCTCATTCCATCCCTCCTAAATCAAACTCTCTACAGATACTTCGGTAGAAGCGGTAGAAGAAGTATTATCTTTTGCAGATAATTTCAAAGTAAAAGTGCGTCCAATTAACCCAGAATCAGAAATCAAAATAATCAAATTTGAACCAGTTTCTTCTATATTAATAGAGTCTTTGAAATCACATTCAATATTCCATTGAGGTTCCTTGTCTACTGTATTACCATCGTTATCTTTAAAAGAAGCAGTAAATATAGATTTTTTACCTATATAAACTTTCTTGTAACGATATTTAATAGTAGCAGTACAAGTCTTCTCAACAACAGGGGTGTCTGGGACATCTGGTTCCGTAGGTGTTGGATCAATAGGTTTTTCTTCAGGTTTTGTATCTGGTTCAAAATAATCAGCAACCCATACTTTTGTACCATTATCTAATGTGATGTACTTATCGGCTTCTGTATTTTTACCAGCCTGTGCTAATGTGATATAACACAATCCTTTTGATCCATAATTATATGGAGTATTATCATTTTGGCTAACTTTATAGCATGTTGGATTATCCATATTTTTGTCTAAGAAAATTCTCTTTGGAGAATCGAGTTTGACTGTTTCTTCGTTACACTGCATTTTGAGCATATGTTGAGTTGATCCAACTCTCATATATTGTCCAGATTGTTCTCCGCTATTGTACTGTGTTGTATTTAAATCAATACACCACTGAGAACATAATTTACCACTTTCGTTTAACCAATATATATTCATGTTACATTTCTGAAATATTCCACGACAATATAGGTCATGAAAAATAAAAGAGTGTATGCACAAATAAATTCCATCGGATAACGTAACATAATCTCCGATTTCAAAACGATCATCATTTTCAATAGTTTCGATTGTAAGTTTCGTATGTGACTCATCAGTTGTTCTTACATCGAACACACGAGGAGATTTCACAAATGGCTCACCGTTTAGTAAAGCGTTATCTTCCCTATCTACTGCTAGATTATATAACGACTCTACCTGTAATCGTTTTGTACGTTTCATCTCTTCTCTGGGATTAGATTTTTGAAATTTTCTTGATAATTTATATGAAGCCAATGGCATATCAATCACCATCCTTCATTTTTTGCAAAAGAGCACAAGAGGTTAGAACACAAGAACGAACTTCTTTGTGCGTAGAAACGGTTTGTAAATGACAAAGATACGAAAGAATTTCAATAGAAATTTTACTATCTTTGTTTAACATAATTAGAAATCCATTTGTTAAAGCTATAAGATTTCCAATCTTTTTATTCAGCTCAATATTACTACAATGTTCTTCATACAATGGTAGAACTGAATAAATTTTGCTTGTTAGAACATCTATGTATTCATCAATTTTTTGTACTGAAAGGGTTTTTATATATTCCATAATTACCCCCAGACTTTTTCATTAGCGTGATATCCGCTTCTTGTGACGTTCCAACTAATTTCGTCTTTCAACGTATTTAATGCATTGAGTTTGGCTTCCAGATTATTTTTTTCTGCGAATGTCTTGAAGTCTCCGTCTTGTAAATGAAGTTTCATTTGTAGAATATCAAATGTCTCTTTCTGTAAATACCCTATCAGAATATATTTTGCAAACATTAACTGTTCTCCATCTGTTAGAAGAGTAGAGAAAGACATATTTTCATCATCTCTTGTTGTGTCAATTGATGATCCTGCAATTTGCAGTTCTCCAGACGCATATTTGAAATAAGGTAAGAAAAATAAAATCATTGCTTTATCACCAGAAGAATCATCCTTATCTTCTGAGTTTTGTATTGCGTCATCATAAATTGAATCTAATTCATATGACTTCATCAGTGCCAAAACCAACTCAATAATATCTGTATAAGGTGTTTTGTCCATATTACACCTCCGAATTACTTCGCAGATTCATCAACACTTCTTATATCCATTGCTAATCTTAAAATATCACATGGTTTCTTACAAACACGACCGATAGCACTTACTTTATTCATGTCTACATATTCATTGTTATTAATTTTCTTAACAAGTAAAGAGATAATAGATTCCTGAATAGATTCTGTAGTATTAGCCACCATGTCTGTAACATGATCAATATCAAATGATAAAATATTTTTGATTGTATCTAATGTTAAGAAGTTATTGTAATATTCATCTAAATAGTTATTATTAACAACATCTTTATCACAAATGAAAACGGCACCGTCCTCAATAAATGATCGGTCGTTGATAATAATATTCTGTAAGTCCTGATATGTAACAGTAATAGCACTTCCAAACTTGTCGATTGTAAATTCTTTGCCACCGCTTGGCTGTGTTTTGAGTACAACTGTACCATCAGTTAACGAAACAATTTTAATTGGCTTTAATGGATTGATGTCTGTATATTCTGATTCAGAAACAGAATCAAGAGATTCTTGCATTTCTTCGTTTTTCTTTTCAATCTCAGTTTTTTCAGCCATTAAAATTTTCATATTTTCCATCATTTCTTGTATCTGTTTCTGTAACTTTGCGTTTGATTCCTGCAAGTCTTGATTCATTTTAACCAAATCATCTTTGGTACAATTAGAAGTTGATTTTCTAGTCGTAGATGTTTTAGCTGTTGTTTTGGTAGATTTAGTCTCTGCCATTTTTAATCGCTCCTTTATTCAAAAGAGAGGATCTGTTTTGACCCTCTCAACCATTTTGTTATATTAACTTAATTTAACAACTCCATGTTTTGCATTTGTGATCAGTCCTGTAGCCCATCCTTTATGTAATGAAGCATTCTGTGTTAAATTTCCATTAGCAAATTCGCTATCAGAAATATATAATCCTTCATCGTCAAATACAACCTGTACCAATTTCTGGAGTCCAGGAGATACAACATAGATGTATTTGTCATCAATTGCAAAATCATAATCAGCAGATGTGTAATCGATAGTCTGATTAATTGCCATTAATGGAATACCTTTGAATACTGGTAAATATCCGATTGTATTATATGTTTCACCGAGACCCATCTTTAAATACTGATCTTCTGGTAAGATTTCACCTAATCCAATAGATGTACCAAAAGCGATTGCACGAGCACCACCGTTAGCAGCAGATACTCTTGCGGCTAATTTCTGGAATGTTGCACCAGAGAATCCTGTTGCTTTGAAATTAGCTGTTCTTGTATCAAAAGATTTCTGCATTGTGTAAGCAATGTCTACAGAAATTTCAGCTTCGATAGATAAGATTACTTTCATAGCATATTCAGCTAAAGAGTCTTCTCCAATCATAACTCTATACAGATCAACCTGTGTTGTGATTGTATGGTTAACAGGGGTTAAAGTTTTCTCACCTGTGAACTGTTTCTGAGCATTTACATGTCTACGGCTGTTTCCATTCACGGATACTTCAAATAAATCGTTAGATTTTAATTTGAATGTTGCAGAGTTTCCTCTACCAACAGTTGTTACATTTGCGACAGCTGCAAAATCTTCTGCTACAACATCAGGAATAACTGCATCAACCAGTTTGTTTACAACTGCGAAGAAAGCCCAGTTATATACAGGATGTGTTACTAACTGTGTAGATCCAACTAAGGACTCGTCCACATTAGCGAATTTTGCAATTTCAGCATGAGCAACTTTATCTACTAATTTTCTCTTGTCAGCCAGTGATGTATTTCTGCTAAAGATTTTAGATGTTGCAAAGTTTTCTTTTCTATAATGATTCACATATTCTTTGAATGCTGGAATCAGATCTCTGCCAGCAGATGTGGCAAATTCAATTTTTCTATAAGCCATTTCTTAAATCCCTCCTTTTATTATTAAGCTACGTTTGGTACTGCAATCAGTTCTACAGTTGGGACTCTTTCAGCACCAACAGAAACGTATTTCTTTCCTGTGATCTTGAATGTTAATAATCCATCAGTACCATCTGTTGAATATGTAGGCTTGCTGTCGCCAGCTTTGTAAATAACATATTTAGCGCCAGTTGCTTCTCCAGAGATTTCTGTCATTGCGATTTCGTCTCCGATTGAAGGCATATAAATATTGAAAGGCGTCCCTGCCTCAAATTTAATTGTTCTAGGATCAGATGTAATTCCTTTAAATACGTTTCCCATTCCGTCTGTCAGAGATGGTACGTCAGCGTTGTATACTAATCCGATTAAATCTTTTCCTTCTGTAGGAGCTGCTACCTTGAATGCGTTACGTGTTTCTCTATCTGTTGAAACTTCGCCAAGTGCAACAGCATATCCATTTTCAACTTCAGTTGTAGCCACACCAGTTTTTACATCGTTGTCCCCAGATGCAGCTGATCTTAAAATAAGAATATTAGTTGCCATTTTTGTCCTCCTTTTAGGTTTAATAGTTTTTCATTCTTTCCCAAATGTCTTCAGACTCAGGCTCTGTTTCAACTGCCTGAGTAGGGATTGAGTTTCTTAATAATTCTTTTTCTTGTACGCCTTTTTCTTGCTGGATATCATAAGCAAATGCTTTTAAGCTATTTACATACCCATCAACAGTAGAAGCGTTGCACTGTAATCCTTTTTCTTTCCACTCAGTTAATTGCTTTGCGGATAATGTGCTAGATACGCTGTTAAGAACAAGATTTACTGTTTTTGTAACATCTTCCATCTCTTTGTTATGTTTGAATTCACGAAGAGAAGCGTTTTCAATTCTCAATGCTTCATTTTCAGATTCTTTTTCTTTTAAAGCGGTTGCAAATTCAGCACATTTCTGGCTTAATTCATCGTAATCACAAGAACTTTCAGTTTCTTCTGTGTCATTTTCCTGAATATCTGGATCACTGTTCTTGTCCACATCGTCAGAGTTTTCAACAACTTCATTACTATTTTCTTCAACTGCTTGACCATCGCTTTCTGCATTTTCAACAGTCTCAGGAACTTCCTCTGTGGAATTCTCAATAACAATATTGCTTTCAACAACTTCTGTAGAATTTTCAATAATTTCTTTTTCTTCTGTATCTTTGATTTCTTTTTCGAGATCTTTTGAAGTTTCTGCCATTTCTTCCTCCTTCTCTGATTTATTTTTTTGCAATAAAATAGAGCCATTAGATTCTGGCTCCTCAATTGCATTTTTAACTAATTGTTTTTCAAATAGTTGTTTTGCTTTATTAAATTCTGGCTGCATCACATCATCTAATGTAATAGCAGCGAATTGTATAATTTTTGCTTGACACCCATCAACAGCAGGCTTAATTTTTGTATTATAAGCATCTGTTTTGCCAATTAATGTTACTCCAGTAAAAGAATATTGCAATATTTCCTCAACATTATTCTTTTGTAATTTAGAATCTAAGACATACATCTCAACCGAAACACCTTTAATACCACCATCTTTATAGAACACATCGACAATATGCTCGTAATATGTATTCCAAATGTATCCATCGACACATAAATATGTGGTAGCATTTTCTGTTTCATAAGAAATTTCTGGATTAAAAGGAATAAACCCAACTGCGATTTCCTGTGCTAGTGGACTGTGTTCATGTCCCCCAAAATCACCTTTACCATAATCACCGTTCTTGTTGTAATAAGCCAAAATAGGCTTACCAGCAATTGTATCAGCATATTTTTTCAACACATCCATACTCATGATGAAATTATGATCATTAATTTTGTCGGCACTATAAATGCGTAAATGCAATTTTGTGAACTGAGATTTCTCTACCTTTACGGGGTCTTCTTTCATTTCAACTGCGAACTTTAAAAGTTTTTTATCACTCATTTTCTATATCACCACCTTTTCTATATTGTTTTAATAATGATGCAGTACGATCATTATCAGAATAGAACCAGGTAGTTTCATCTTTTCCAAGAGGTGTAATACCATGTCTTGATAAAAATTCATAAACATCATTATCTTTAACTTTAATTGTTTTCTGTTTTATTGATAAAGGATTACGAATGAACATGTTACGCCTCCTTTTTATCTTCATTTGCACCGATATTTCTTGTCTGTTCTCCAGAATCTGTGATTTGATCATCTGATAATTTTGTTCGACCAGAAGATTTCTTATCTTCGCTTGACATCGTAGATGCTGTTTGAATAGGCGTAAAGCTTTGAGGAAATCCAAGTCCATGCATAAAATTCATCGTATTAGCTGCATCGGTAATTTGAATACCTCTTGAAGAGAATATAGCAGGGGTGATAATTCCTCTTTCCATATCTTCATTAGCTGCCTTTCTACGATCTTCACGGTCAAACATTGTTCCAACAAATTTAATTTTGAATTTATATTTATCTGTGTTTTTATTGATATGATATTCACAGAATGATGCAAATTGAGGATATAATTTTTCCATTTTTGCAGAGATTGTCTGTTTATATAAATTGATAGACGATACGTTGTTACCGCCTTGTAGAATTGCATCTGCCATACCAGATTCACGAACCATGTTATTCATCTCTGTTTCTAATAAGTTTTTCTCTGAAGCAGAAGGGGAGAAGTCGAACATTTTAAAATTCTCCAATGGTGCAGCTTTAAAATCTACGGCAGATTTTGATCCAAGATTAGAACCAAGACTTTCTTTTACAGTTGCAATAAACTTACCGAGTTCTTCAGCGCTGATCGCAAAATCATCCACTTTGTTTCCCATTTTTCCATTTTGTAGGCGTGGGACAGAAGCAAAGATGACCTTATACGCCTCAAGTTCTTTTTTGGCTTCCTCAAGATCTTTGAACTTACTTAATTTGGAATAATCTAAAAACATGTCTAATACTGGTGGAACTGATCCTGCAAAATTGTTATTGTATTTAAATACCCAAGCATCATCAGGATGCATTTGCTGATAATATACCCATCGTCCATTATGTTTCGCTAAATTTGACCCATAAGTATTTTCAGATGATTGTAAAGCATTATTAAACATAGCTTTAAAGCATGGGGCATATCCATCAATATCGACACCGCTTTGAACAAAATAAGATAAGTTAAAAGAAAAGAGGTATCCAAGATATGAATCTGCGTCAATCATACAATATTCAGCAGGCAGTTCCTGTAAATATGCATGATCATCGAATTCACGAAGTGATGTATAGTATGTATCATAATTAGAAATATTGAACATAACTTTATTAAATTCTCTTTTAACATTAAAGCGATTAAAAAAATTAGTTACAACTTTATAATCTTTTTGAAATCTTTTTGAATGATAATCAGATGCCGTGATTGGTTTTCCGTCCAATGTGTAAGGAATTGGTTCCCAATCAAAATCTAATATAGAAGACGTAAAGTCTATGAGATGTCTGTATATAGAAATCGAATTGTAATATGAATATGAAAGCTGTCGCAATTCTTGTTCGAATTGATGAGGTGCTAAAACCATTCTTTCAATCTTTTCTCTTGGAAAAATTGCGCCTTTCATATTGACATTCTTCAATGTACTATTCAGCAATTGAGGAGACAAGAAGAATGATTGTCCAGCTGCACTTTGACTATTATATGCCTGAATAAATTCTGTAACATATGATTGTGTTTGTGCATCTGTTTTATTTTTTGTTGCCACATAGCACCTCCTTCCTGTAATTTTTAAACATATGTATATTCATTAAGTAAGTCATAACCATGACTTTTATTATTGTTAAATAATGTGTATCTATTTTCTTCTTCCCATTCATAAATAACAGATAATCCATAACAAAGAGAAGTAGCTCTATCTCTCTTTTGCCCCTTGACAATACGAACATATTGAACATTTCCATGTTCAGAATAATCCATCTTAATATTGCTTAATTCACTCTGCAAGATGTCATGCTCTACATGCTGTGCGTATTGTTCCGCAGTAATCTCTCCGTTCTTATACAGAGAGTCAACTTCTTCAGAGGTTGATAGTAATTCAAGAGATCTATCCTCGAAGCATGATTTCATGTAAGGATAGAATGTTTTATGAAATTCATTTGACGCATGAACACCACGAATTAATGGAACTGCGTTATCAAGTAGAAATCCATCTTCATCATCGTCTTTTATCAATGGCGGATATTCTACTGTGTTTTTCGTTTTAGGATCTGTATATTCCCAACTTTCATAAAACATTGTTGGTAAACCTGCACCAACTCCGTTATCATCTATAACCAGTTTCTTTGTGTTAGGGAAATGTATATGAATGAGTTCTCTTAAGAAATCTCTTTGTTTATTCAAAGGTATACCATTCATGACTTTTGTATACACGACAGATTTTGTATAAGTACCATTTGGTCTCATTTTCAGTTTGATAACATGAGTACATGCGTTATCCGAATTCTTTTCATTAGATACAGCTACGTCATGGGTGATGACATAGATAGATTGAGATTTTCGAGGTTGATCTGATTCGCCATATTCAAGTTTTCTACAAGGCATTGTAAGTTCATATGGGTAATAACTTTCTCCGCTGGAACCAACGAAAATTCCCTCATATTCATAAGCGAATTTGTCTTTTGTCATAGAAGGTTTAGATAACTCTTGCTCAATGTCTTCCATATCAAAAAGACCAGCTTGTACACCAACTTGATAAGGGAAACAAATTGCAACATACCTCTTGTTCCCAGAGCACATTTGCTCAAAATGATATTTAAATCTCTTGTATAATCCGCTTGTTTTCAGATAAGCAGAAGAGATAAAAATAACTTTACCCTTTTCATTTTTGTGCCATTTTAAAGCATTTTGACGTTTGGTTTTTGTCATAGGAATCAAAATTGTTTCAATGATATCATCTTTAACCAGACGAGCTTCATCAATCAATAAATAATTAAAACGCCAGGAACGAGCAGATTCTCCACCACGATCTTGTGCAACAGTAATGGCACGAATTTCACCGCCACCATTAAATTCAACATAACAATCATCAGGAGAAGTATGAATTGGCATAACTATCTCTTTTGCGATAGTTCCATTCTTGATTAACTCACCCTTAATTTTCTGAATAATTACGTTTCTAGCCTGTTGGTTACTTCCTGAAGCAATTCCACATTTGACATTTGGATATAATATCGAGATGCAAATATAGAAGACGGCTACGATCCATGACTTACCGAGTCCACGACATGCAATCAATACTGACATTTGCCCTCTTGCCATTGCTCTCAATATAACTCTTTGAAAAGGAAAGAGTTCGATCCCTAAAATATCTGTTGCAAAATCATCGATGTAATACCGATAATAAGAAAAGAATTTTGTCCATGCTTCGTAATCTATGGTATCTTCTGAAGGATCTATATCTTGAACTCCCAATTCACTGGCTCTTTGAGCCATACGTTTGTTCACTTCATCGAAGTCTATATCTAAAATATCCATGATATTTACCTCTTACAGTGATTTTGTAATTGTACTCAAATAGTCAATTAATTCATCGACAGTATCTTTTTCCATCGGATGATATTCAGGAATCCAGTTATGACTTTCTACCATAGCACAAACTTTTGAGAAGCTACTTGCACCAACATCATTTACACTTCTGGTACTTTCGCTGAATTTGGCAGACTTTGACAGTGTGTCAAATGCCTCTCTGGCAGCCTTATACTTAGCGTCTGCCCCTGCGACGTTGTTCATCATATCATCAAAAGTCTTGTCCATCTGAAGCGACGCTTTTGCAATTTTCTTTGCGTAATCTCTATGATTTTCTGTAACGATTTTATAATCTCTTTCAAGTCCAAGATAATAATTGTCAAGATAATCTATATCTTCCTGCGTGTATTCCCCACGCCATTTCTGGCTATAGATTTTAGAAAAGGTTTTTTGAGAAGTATTAGAAGTTTGTTTCTCTTTCTTTTTTTGAATTGATTTTGTATTAGATTCTGCTAATTTTTCAGCGTATGTCCGATCTTCTGTATCGCTATCAGCATATGTTTCTTTTCTTAACTGTGGCAAACTTTGAATATTTTTCATATACAACTGAAAAATTTTTTGTCCGTAATCATCAACGTCCCCATTTAAAGATTGATTTTTTCTTGATAATTCATCTCTTGCAGCATTGATATATTTGATATGAAATGGTTTATCGATTTGGCGTAAAACAGATTTGCATTTGTTTTTATCTAATCTGCCATCAGAATCTAATACGTTTTTGAATATACATTTTTTACACCAAGGTACTAGGTGGTCTGCGTGTAACGGTGAATTACTTGAATAAAACTGTCGTACAGAAATATCTTTATCGCAAGCTAAACATTTTTTCTTTTCACATTTACCTATTGTTCTCACCACCTTGTTAAGTAATAGAGAGTAGCACTGTGGCTACCATCGTCATTTTATAAGTCCAGCAATTCTATCAATACACCTAACCCGACAAGCGTATCAATAACTGAATCTGTTTTAATTTGTTTTGAATCTAAATCACTGACATCACCAGTAGTAAAATCATCATCTTCATCATTATATCCATACAGAATAATATTTGAATCATCATAGAAATTTAACATAAATTCAACAACATTCTGTGTAATATCATTCTGATATAGATAAATAGAAGTTCCTTGTAAAGAATCATTATGAAACTGATCATATAAAAATACTCTTAGACTTCCATCATCAAACATTTCTAAGCAATATAATGCATGATCTTTTTCCATGCTAATTTTTCTTGGAGCAAAATCTAACTCCGTCATTGCCAGTGATAATAAATGGCGGATAGTCATATCATCCGCCACAATATCTACGCACATATCACCGTCTTCCAACTGATCGTCGACTGTAAATAAAAGATCGATTTCGTCTTCGAAATCAGTGATTTGTAGATCTTCATATTTGTTATATTTTTCTTTATACAAGAACTCGCTTCCTTACTGTGCCGCTACAGCATCTTTTAAAGATTTAGCCGCTTTAAATTTTGGAGCTTTCTTAGCAGGTACTTCCATCATTTCACCTGTCTGTGGGTTTCTACATGTTCTTGCTGCACGTTCAACAACTTCAAATGTTCCTAATCCAGAAACACGAACTCCACCTTTTTCGATTGCTGTTGCAATTCCTTCAATAACACGGTCTAATTCGATTTTTGCTTCTTTCTTAGTAATTCCGTTTGCTTCTGCAATAATTTCTACTAATTCTGTTCCTTTTAACATAATAATTTCTCCTTTATTCTTTGTAATTTTATAGTTTTTATCACGATTTCTCAGTTTAGAGAAATCGTAAATTGTTAATAATTTCTTATATTTCTACGGCTACCCACTTTTGAGTACCCGTAAATCATTTATAGAAATGGAGCAGAAGAAGTAATATCCTCTGCTCATAATAGGCAGTCTGTCCGACCTGTTTTGAGAGATTGATCCTAAAAAAGACTGCCGAAATGTTAATTTAATTGCATCTTGAACGATGCTGTATGCCCATCATGTTCTGTGAACTCAAATAGTTTGCAAGCACTCTTTGACCCTTTAAAAATACTGTCTGCATAAGGATCGCTACCTACAAAACTTGGGCACACTAAAATTTCCTTATCGCATGTAATACCTTCGCTGAGAGATTTTTCAAGCATTCCATGGTAATGACCAACCAATAAGAAGTCAATATCTTCGTTATAAATAGACTCCATATTTTGAATGGCACTATCAATTCCTCTTAAGGTATGTCCATGCATTGCAACCATATTAAAGCCAGCGATAGGAATGTGGATACAATCAGATTCCAGATCAAGATGTACTTCAACACGATCATTATTTGCCAAACATTCATTGATGTAATTACCAATAATATACTCAAAGTCTTCCGCACATAACTCAGAAGCTCTTGTTCCTATAGGTCGTGTTTGGCTATGATTGCTTCGACCTACGCAATAATATTCAATTTCAACATATTTGGATAATTCATTTAAGAAATGTGAAATGATTTTTGAAATATCAACAACTGCCTTAACAACGGCAGAATCGTTTAATTTAACGTCAGTAAGACGTAAGATGCCCTGAATATCATCACCTAATGTGACGACTTTGAGCTTAGAAATACCAAGCCTATGTACCAGTGCGATAGTTTGAGATAATAATTTCTGAAATCTTTCAATGCAAATCTCTGGAGAATATTTATTATTAATACTTTCAAATACTGCATTGTAATGGATATCTGCGATAGAAAGCACATATCCTTTAGATTTATCTTCAACTCTCAGAGGTTTGAAGTCTTGGTTTGGTAGCATCTGAATTGCTTCAGCTACATATTCATTGAATAATTCAAAACGGCTTTCTTGACGAGAAATGCGATTTCTCTCTAAATTAACTGTCTGTAATTTCTGTCGTTCCTTACGAATTTTCTCATATAATAACTGATCTTCAGACTTTTCATCATTTTCAGATTTTTGCTTACTACGAAAATAAGCATCTCTAAATCTACCACCGAATGGAGTAGAAGATGACTTGCGAATTGTATCGCTTGCACATTGTACATGATATTTTTCTTTAATTTCCTGCCAGTCGATATCAACTACACCATCAAGTTTTGAGTCAATATCTGCACAGACAGCCTCATATGTTTCTGGAGTTAATCCGATTTTTACTAATTCTTGTTCAAAATTAATGCTGATAAATCTTCACTCCAATCTATTCTTCATCAGAAGGTACGTTTAATTCCAGATCTTCATCAGTCTTTTCTTTCATCTGAAATTCACCATATTTTCCATCAAAGTCTTTTAATAAATCTTTGAAAGATACATTTCCTTCTTCTGTTTCAATAACTCCTTTTTCGATGTCTACATAACCTGCCGCCTTAACTGTGACAGTAGTAGATTTTTTATAAGATAAAGCTTTCGCCATATTCATTCTCCTTTGCTCTGTTAAATTATTTTTATGGTTTACAATTATTTTTTTGAAAAACCTCTACACACTTGACATAAAATGTGGTATAGTGTATATAGAGGAATTTTTACAAATAAAAATTAAATAATTTCGTCTACAATTCTAAGACGAAGCATCTCATCTCTATAATGAAATTTTCAAACTTGAATTTGCAATAATAACACGTGTGCTTTTGCATTTCTCTTCAAGTTCAGAAGTTAATTTTTCTTTTAGTGTCAACTTTGCTTTTTCTGATCCGTGATGTAGTACAATTCGATTTGTATTAATGGAAGAGTAGTAGTCAAGAAGCTGATAGAATGGAGCATGTCCACTAAGAGATTTGAGTGAGAAACTTGCACATCTGCAAGTATATTGTTTGTTATCTATAGAGATAGATTTAACATTTTTGTCTTTAAGTAATGCAGCCAAACTTCCTGGTGTACTGAATCCTACAAATAAAACAGTGGCATTAGGATTTGGAACTGCTTTCTTTAAATGATGTCTAATTCTACCATTATTACACATTCCAGACGTAGATAATATCACGCATGGTTCATTACTATGTACTAATGCTTTACTAGATTCTGCATCACGCACAAATACCAAGTTGTCCCAATTTAGGACTTCATCAAACAATTTTAATTCATCGCCAGATAAGATTTTACGATATTCGTTGAAAATATCAATTCCTAACGGTGTATCAATATATACTTTATAAGGGAAATCATAATCTTTCATGACCTGATAAATCATTGTTGTAAGAAATTGAAGTCTGTGATTTGCGAAAGTTGGTATAATTATCTGTCCATGCATTTCGCATACCTGTTGTGTGATAATAGAAAATAATTTTTCGATATCATTATTTCTTTCTTTTTGTCCAGTTTTTAAATCTGGGCGATCTCCATAAGTTGATTCTCCAATGACTAAATCTGCATGATCAACAGGAGTAAACTTATTGACGTAATAATTATGTACTTTAGAATTTCCAATATCTCCTGTAACAAGAAGTGTTTTTTCTACATTGTTTTGCTTTAAATAAAGCAGAACTTGTACACTGCCAGGTAGATGTCCGTTTGGAATAAGTTTAAATGCTAAAGTCTCATCAGCAACAACCTTTTCCATAACTGGATATTCGGACATATGTCTTATAGATGTTTCTACGTCATCAATCGTATACAGAGGTTCATAATTTTTACCATGTTGGTTATTGATTAATTCAACATCTCTATCTATAATAAACGCAGAATCTTGAAGCATTCTATACATAATCTGTTTATTGTTTTCGGCAACAATAATTTTTGCAGAACAACCCTCTTTATACAATCTGGGAATTATCCCCAAATGATCTTGGTGGCTGTGATCTACAAAGATATAATCAATATCTTTTGGCTTAAATTCTTTGAATCTTCTCTTATTTACAAGAAAATCATCGTATTTGCTATTGGACTGATGTAAGCCAGCATCAATCAAAATGTTGTGAGTATCTGTTTTTACATAAACCATAGAACCAGTAACATCCATGGCAGCAGGTTCATCTACAAATGATACTCTGATATTATTTTGTTTTTTCTTCATAGAGAACACCTATCTTTCTCTATACTTCTTTAGAGCTTTCATTACGCTTCTTTTCTCACTTGCATAGTAAGTAGGATGTCCAGAATACGTCTGATGAATATCAGATTTGTCTTTGAATCCTTTTGAGCGAAGATAGAAAGCTTCATTTTTGGTGATCTTAATTATAGAAGATCCCTCCATTTCATAAAATATTTCCAGTTATGCTTGACGCTGCATATAGCAGTCGTCGTACATATTTACTGGATTTGAAAAAAGCTACCTATGTGACTCGAACACATAACCTGCTGATTACAAATCAGCTGCTCTACCAATTGAGCTAAGATAGCAGAAAGGAGTAGTGGATGGATATTAATTCATCCACTAGATACTAACAATGAGAAAAATCTTTGTTGAAAAAGAACTGACCACCAAACAACTCTTTGATTGCACAGGTAGGATTTGAACCTACGATCCCCTGAACCCAAATCAGGTGCGATAGCCAAACTACGCCACTGCGCAATGTTGGTAAGGACATTTACGTCCCTACCTGATTGGAGATAGTTATGTCAATAACCAAAATGAAACCTAGAAAAATAGCAGAAGGTGGATTTGAACCACCGATCTTCAGGGCATGAACCTGATGAGATAACCAAACTTCTCCATTCTGCGACAGGGATAACTGGATTTGAACCAGTGAATACAGCAGTCAAAGTGCTGTGCCTTACCGCTTGGCGATATCCCTATGAGTATTTTAAATCAAGCAGAGTTTATTATAACATTGCTGCGCATTATAAAAAGCGTCTATTATTGTAGCGGTTCTGTATTTGTATAAAATAAGTAATACAAATTTTAGTGAGTGAAAAATTCCTCACTTTTGGCACACTCATCATGTAAATGAGCAAGATTTAATATCTTCAGAACGTGCCATACACAAATACTTGTGTAATTTATTTTTTGATTATATTTTAATTTAAAATACAATTCCTACAGCTGGATTCGAACCAGCGACTTTCATCTAATGTTATCCTTGCTTTGATGACCCTCTAGCCTCTGAGGTATGTAGGAAAACTGGCTAGGCAAGACTTGAACTTGCAAAACCGCACGGTTAACAGCCGTGTGCTCTACCATTGAGCTACTAGCCAATGAAACTGACACGACAGGAATCGAACCTGCAACACCAACGTCCGTAGCGTTGTGCTCTGTCCAATTGAGCTACATGTCAATATATTTACCACGTCTTATATTTACACACTGGCGACGCAGTATAATGTTAAATATTAAAGATATTGTGTGTAGGAATACCTTTAAAAACGACCTTAATCCTCGTAGGAATTTGAGGTACTCTCAAGGCGAACTGAAGTGATGAACTCCATCAGAATATCAGAAGAGGTATACATTCCAATATCCACCAACCATCAGGGTGTTCGCATATTTTTTGGTTAATCTATCGTATAGTTACTAACCTAATCATCCCTGTTGAGGGAATCGAACCCACTCGTGACCGAAGCCGCAAAATTTACAGTTTTGCCTGTCTCCTTAGCAGTATAAACAGGGATATTAGCCCACAAGTCCGAAGAACATTGTAGGACAAACATCACACCAACGAGAGTCGAACTCGTATTGCATCCGTGAAAGGGATGTGTCCTAAAACCATTTAGACGATGGTGCGATTTAGCGTACGGACTGGGCTACGACCCCAGGATACGCATATTCGTACGTATACAGGATTAGCAATCCTGCGCATTAAACCAGCTCTGCCACCCGTACATTCTGTATCTGTATTAATTTCAACAAAACTAACACAAATTTTAATGAGTGATTCCTCCTCACTTTTGGCATACTTATCCATACAATAAGCGAAATATAACATTTCCAGAATATGCCATACACTTAATTGTGTAATTTTTGTAGACCACTCTATAAAAAGACACACATTCTTTGTGCGATCAAAACACCTTGGATTAGAGTATCGCAAGTTTCTACACGAGATCCACCTTGTACTTCGGCACCACTCTTTCAACGATTTGTGTTTTCTTTTATCAGCTAATAGCCTAAATCCACCGATCTTAGTCGGATCACTTCATTTCTTGTTGGGCACGCAAGGTGCAATGTTTTATAATATGGTAAATTACCATACACTTTCATCATCATCTTCATCATCATCTGAATTCAAAGACTCATATTTTTCTAATAATCTATCAAGATATTCATCAGCAATTTCTTGCATTTTTGTAAAATATCCAACAACATCCATAATGAATTCTGGTGGGAATCCGTGATCTCTTGTGTAGATTGATTTTGACTGCTCAATGTCGATCGTTTTGCCAATTTCCGTAAGAATCAAATGATATAAAGTTTTGCGTTCGATATCCATGAGATCACATAATTCTCTTATGCGTTTTCTATTTTTCAGATACCAAGTATTTGTTGCTTTTGGCAATTCGATATCACTCGTTGGCTGAACAACAATGGAAGAGATTGCACTTGGCTGAGCTGCCACTACAGTATATGTACCAGTCTTGCGAAGAGATGGTAATACTTCAGAAGTTACCCATCTTTTGAACTTCTTAGCTGACTCTAACTTACTGCCAAAAATAAGAGAATAAATGCCAGATTCATTTATAAATGTAAGTCCTCTGTTTGGCACATTTTCTAACGTCGCAATTTGCGACTTTAGGATTTGCTGTTTATCTTCATCTTCAACATGCTTCCATAAAGCATCTCTAGTATTTGTATATCCAAGACATTCTGCGATATCTTTGCCAACAAACCAAGGTTCTCCATCAATTGTCAGAGTTCTCACATTTCCAAATTCCTCATTATTGAATGTTGTAATTGCTGTTGTATTCATAATAATTTTCTCCTTTAATATAATGTACAGATGGCATTTCGCCACCTGCCAGAATAATAAATGGAGGCTCGGTAATTATCCGAGAAAATATCCATTAGTCGGTGTACACTACTTGATGTGTACATAAGTTACCGACAAATAATTTGCGTATGCACTAAAAGGCGTCCAACACATTTGAAATCAGAGTTATATTGCTCCTGTAAATTCTATGGTAAATGTCTATACGCAAGCTCCAAACATACGAGCTTTATACCTCTGTGTTTTGCATGGCGTCCCATGCTCACCAAAATATCTTCATTGATGCCCTATAGGCGATATTTCTTACGTGTGATAAAATTAGCTTTTTGTTACTTTATCACATATACTTTACGATACTTTTTGCCGAATCTCTTGACCTGTGAGTGAGAAGAGAAGTACATATCAATATGTTTTCCTCTTACTCCGCCACCAACGTCCTGAGCGATATACCAGTGTCCGTTGATTCTAACTTTAGTACCTAATTTAATTTTTCTCCTATCAACTGATATGGTTCTGCCTTGTTTTGCTCTGCGACCTGAAGCAGTTCGGTTTCCCCAACCGCCAGAACACGACCGACAACCGCAGTATGCAGTAATCTTATATGTTCCCAAACATTTGACTTTCTTATTTTTCGCAGAGACAGCAGTAGAAGTAGTGAATCCTCCAACCGCTAGTAGCATTGCCATAACTAATGTAATAATTGAAATTTTCTTTTTCATGATTTCTCCTTTGGTTGCTTTTCAGTTTCCTCTGGAGGTCTACTATATTAATAGAACAGTTGCAAGTCTCGGATACCATCTCTGATTTTTTGTTTTTGATGACATAGACCTCGGAACTCACGGTGTGAAATTTCTTTAGCTGCAAACAGCGTGAGCATTTACACAAAGTGCAAATTGGTACTTTGAGAGTTTATCTGTTCTGATTAATCTTATCTTTATACCAGCGAGTTATTTTCGGAGTGATTTTAACTGTTGGTTCACTTTGGACTTTAATTCCATTTGGCAGATTCCGTTCTTTTTTATTCACAATTTTAGACTCTACGCTTAGTCCGTCCATAATATGAATTTTTTTAATTTCACAGTCATTTACGGAAGATAATTCATCGAACAAAATATCTTCGGCAGAACGAAAAATCTTTTTAATTATTTCCTGAGAAATATTTTCCCTTTTTGCAATCATTTTATAAAAATCAAGTTTAGTTATTATCATCATCTACTTTCTTAAAATTTTAAAAATTGATGTGCATATGAAGAATAATATATGCTTCTCCATATACACACATTTCACCAACCGTTTTTTTCGGATGTTTGTCATTTTTTTAAAAATATTTAGCCGAAAAAAACGGTTGTTTTTAACCTAATATCAAAAGCTAACATTCTGTATTTTGACGTCTTTTCTTCATTAATTCCTTCTGAAATTGTTTTCTAAAAACTTTCTGACAAGAATCACATCGTACCTTTTTGGCATTACGAACGTACACTTCAAATAGTTCTCCACAATCAACGCATTGTACTTTTTTTGTTGGTTTGATTACAACATGATGTTTTAAATTTTCAACAATGTATTCTCCATACACAAACCACAACAATTGTTTGTATCGTTTGTTTTTAGAGTACAGATGTTTAACCAACATGTCTGTGATTTCAATTGCAGAGTATCCAGTCTTTTCAAATTCTTTTAAAATCGTCTGCTTTACAAATGAATCGTTTGCCACACGTTCATCAACAATATTGAATTTATATCTGTACTGTTTATTCAGTCGATCATAGATTTCTATGACATTTTTATCAACTTTTGTATTAACATCGAACATCATTTTATCGTATTCAATTTCATCAATCTTAAGTTTCCGTGTATTAATCTGCACATTCGGAACAATGTCATACAACTTATTAACAAAACTCTGATTTCGTTCTTCTACCTGAGATTCCATCTTGTCTTTTGCATACACAAAAAAGTGAGGAAGTTTCTTCTGTGTAAATTTTGCAATTTGTTTAGCAACCTTTTCAGGACGAACAGGCTTGTATAAAGTTTTTGCATAATCAATAACGAAATTATTTTCCATACACAAAAGTTTTACGGTGTCGATGGCTTCTTGTTTATCTTCCTCAGACCCATTAACAAAAATATCACTGTTCCAAATCTTTGTAATGTTATTGCTATAAGGTCCGATATTACCTCCAGTAAACGCATGAATCAATCCATTATAAATATTTTCTGGAGTAATCAAAACAGATTTTGCTTTTTTCATTTCATAATACAAAGGTACAACATTATTCATATTTCTTTCTGCAATATCAACGAAATTTTTATCTGCGACCACCAATGCCTTGTCTCCATCATTGTCAAATTGTAAAATTCGTGAGATTAAATCATGCACGCTCGTATACAACGCATTTGTAGTAAACCATTTTGAAATTTCGGCTTTTCTTTCTCCGTATGCATCGTAAGCAATGTTAAATCTTACTGCATGTTCCTTATATAAATGAGGGCTTCTCAGACAATCAAGCTTATCATTTTTAGGAAACATCTTGCAGTACACTTCATGATCATCAAGCAATCCTTTAGGATTTTCAATATGCCCAAAGTAGTATTCACAAACTGCATATAAATCTGGAATTAAGAAAGTATATTTTCCATAAACATCTAGTTTTCCACTGCGATATTTCTTCAGCATACTATTCTTAATTTCTCTGATAGTGTCTTTCGCATATGTATCATTTAATAAATTTGGATAGATTTTTACAGCTTCCTGAAAAGGTGTCATGTGAGTATTATATGGATTGATTCCCAAAGTTCTCTGCATATGTTGTACAGAATCACAAAGTGTAGAGATTTTTTTAACTGATCTTTTACTCAATGTTTCAATTTCTGTATCTGTAATATCAGTGAGCGTCTGCAACATCTGATAATTTATAGAAGCATTTTTTATGTATTCTTCCTCAACATTACACAAACCTGCGGTACATCCAAATTCGTGATAATATTGTTTATATTCTTCCCATGAATCATAATATTTCCACATCTTAAACTGACTTTTTGTGAAAATGATTTTAATATCTTCTTCAATAACATTATGTTCTTTGCCGTAAATATCTGTAATAATTGGCGACCAACCTTTTTCTTTGATCAGCTCAATAAATGCAAATTTCCCAAGAAGTCCTTTGATCCAAGGGATACGCACCATTGCATTTGCATTTAATACACTTGGGTCTGCGATTCCGCATCCGTCCATGTGAGGAATTGGAACAGAAGAAGAAACCCTCTTAATTTCATACGTCTTATCATCAATAGAATCAAAAAGTCCTGAAACCATAGTCTCCATATCATCTACAACGATTGATTTGTCAATGTCAAAATCTGCCCATAAATCAGTCGCTGAATTAGTCAATGCAAGGTAGGCTAAGTGTTTGTTAACATTGTTCCCTTGATGTTTTTCATCATTAATTTTGTCGATTGTGAGTCCACACATTAATGTTTTCTCATATTTCTGCCATGTTTCTTCCTTGATGAATACAGCTTTTTTTGTACGAATCTGACCAGCAGAAGAGGTGAAGTATCTATATTTTGTAATTACGCCATCTTTATCGCAGTAGTTCATACCATGAAAACAAAGATCTTTGAAAATATCGAAGTAATATACTTGGACAATAACTAAATCTTCGCATAACATATCGGTTTCTGCTTGAATTGTCCTGCTTAAGAATGACTCAAACAGAGATACAGTATTTGTATCATTCAAATCTTTTTCATAAAAACATCGAATTTTTACTCGATCTTCATGCTCATGCTTTGCAAGATTTACATTTGTATCAACCGCCCGCTTGAGCCTTAGCAGTAGTTTTTCTTTGACATCTTTCGCAGGGAAAGTTTTATAACTTTTAAGCGTTGACCAATATTGGATCTGATCAAGTATATCATCAGACTGTCTTAGCTCTTTAAAGTTTTTATCATATATGGTGTCAATAATATCTTGTCTACGCATATGAATTGCTTCGATATTTTTAATCTGCTGATCAGAAAACCCTTGCCTTTTTGCTTGTTTTTCTAAATCCTTTAATTGATTATGTATTGCTGCACGTTCCTGTCGAATGTACATATTTTGCTTATGTAAAGCCTTTTCTTTTTCTGTGTAAAAATGCCCTGTATCCACAGAATGTACATGAATTTGTTTATCTAATGCCATTCTACTCATCATCCTCGCTTTCTTTAAAAATCATGTCTGTCATCTGTTCCATTTCAGTTCTTGGTTTCCTGAAAGCGTTTTTATGTAAACTTTCTGCTTTGATCTGGCAATAAATATCTTCCGTAATCATTTCTCTGGTAGCAGCAGAACGACACATTCCTGCGCAAAACAGTACGGCACCACCAATCAGAATCGTAAATAAAACTATCATTCTACTGCACCTCCACTGTATTTGATTTACCGCTTAGGTAATCGCCTGCACATTCAAGAAGCTTGTAGATAGTATCAGCAGATTCAATATGTATATCAAGATCGCCAGCTGTTTCAAGCTCAACTACCTGAGCCATCAGAGCAGTTCTAAGAGAATATCTCTTTGCCGTGATTTGTAAATCATCTTCAAACTGATGCCAGATTGGGAAATCTCCTGTCTCTTTGGCAATTGAAAGTGTCACTGTAAATGTTTCATCCTCTTTGCCGTTTTCATCATTATGTCGGGCAGTAGCTAAAATTTTATGCTTTCTGTGATTGATCGGAATCTCAATGGTTGTCCCAAGGCTTTTATAACTGCGCTGTGGACGATTCTTTTTCTTCATTGCCTTCTGTTCTGTGTATTTTTCTTTATTAAATTTTCTGGATTTCATTGAAAAGTCTCCTTATTTATGTATTTGTTTAGTTTAATTATTAATTTGTGTTTATTATGTATTTCAGTAATTCATGCTTACTGTTCTGGTATAATATTCTTCTCAATCTTTCGCCAATCGTTGGGAAGAGATACCTTGAAATAAATGCCACGGGCACTCGTGCTTTCTTTGACCATTTTGCATATCAACGTGTGCTTGTGAAACCGCAGCAATTCTTTTACTTGATACCATTTAAAACAATAATCAGTGCCACCTGATTGAATATTGCTTAAAATATCGTTGATGAAAATACGATAATACTGGTCATGCGTTGGCTTATAGACTACAGAATCTGTTGTACTATCTCTTGCTCGAATACCATCATTTCTTTTTAATCTTTTCTTTGAAGAAGGAGTAGTGCGTAGTCTCTGTGCTGCAAGTTTGACTGCGAACTGTTCTTGTGTCATGTTCTCAAATGAGATACGATCAGAAGTAGCCAATAAGTCTTTGAGTTCTGTATTTAATTGTTTTGTCATGAAAATTTGTTAGATCCTTTCGTTATGTATATTATTGTTTAGTTAATTTTTAATTTGTGTTTACTTGATTACTCACAATGCTGCCAACAAAGCGATTAATCAAGGTTTTCTAAATCAGAAGAAGCATTAGTTGCTTTCCCGAATTCTCCGTAAGGTTTTAACTGTAATTTAATTTCTTCGATTTCTTTTTTATAATCGTAATTGGAATCCAAGCGATATTCTTGAGTTCCGTCATATTTATATTTATTTGTAAAAGCAATTCGACTATATACAACTCTATCAGTGCCAGGAAGAGTTTTGAATAATTGCTCATGATAGATAATCCCTGCCTCATCAAGAACCTTAACACATTTTTCAATAGTAGTTCGATGTAATCCAAGTTCCTTTCCGATATCATCATATGTTTTCACATATGTTTCTGGTCTTTTCTTTCTATTTTTTTTCGAATTAAAATCTTCTGAAACTCGCATGATAATATTGTATCTTAGATATGCTAACACGAGTAATACATTCCATATTCTGGTATTATATGGCATTGAATTCGTCTTATGTAATCGGAGCAAGTATAAGAACTCGAAGTTATAAATTATACCGTAATGTTTCTTTTGTAGGAATAAATTTTCTTCAGTGTTTTCATTCGGAACATTATATAATGTAAGCTGCTTGATTGGTGATGCAACTTTTTTAACATAGCCTTTGTCTTCAATTAATTTCATAAATTTTTTAACTTGTTCATTGATGCCTGATGAGTTGTAATTCTGTGAAAAGCTCATTTGGCGCACGAGTAAATTTGTATTATAAAGAATCGGTGGTTTTTCTGGATTCCATTTTAACATCATATTGTTTGCTAACGCCATTTGAAATAATATTCTTTTTTCTCCAAACTCTGGATTGTAGATTAGAAAATGTGGAATAACATGAAAGTTCTGTCGTTTTCCTTCGGGTTTAATTTGTTTCATAAATAATTCTCCTTTGCTATCTTGGTTATTAACTTGTGTGTAGACAAAATCTCAGCATAAGTACAACAGGTGTTGATTTGATAGACACGTCTAAATAGCTAGACAAATAATTTTTAATCGCTCAACCGACAATATTAACTATAAGAGACGTGTTATATATATAGGACATATTACCTATACAAAACACGGGAATATAAATATTCCCTACCTATTTTTTGTTTCGGTCGCTGACGCTTACTCAACGAAAAAATTCCGTGTTCGCTGACGCTCATCTCTTTTCTCTTTTGATCTTTCATCTGTCTTGACAATTGTATTGATCATCTTTTAATTTCTCCTTTCTTTGTTTTTCATCATGTAGATCATATATGATAATTGTTTTATATTTTCTTCCTGCAATGTCCGTAATCTTTTTCTGGTTATCTCATTGTAGTACAACCACATATATAATCTTGAAGATCTTGGATATAATATCTCAGAATTATCTTTCCAATAACTATGAATCTTCATTGCAATTTCTTTTCTGGTATCTGCCAACATATATTCTTTAAAAGAATATTTACACAGATTACCATAATTGATTATCTGGCATATCATATCTGGTGTGATATCTGGTGGCAAATTGAAAGAGAGTTTTGTCTCTTCATTGCAATTATGTATAAAATCATTTGTATTCTTCACGGTATATATCCTTTCTTTCTTCATTTTCTTTTTAAGCATATTGGTATTTTAACATACTTTTTGCACCTTGTCAACGGGTGCAATGAGGGAAGTTAGTCATATTTTTATCTGGGTAGAATGTAATTTTCTTTATACTGGATTCTGTACATTTAGAAGAGCTTTTCGTGGGGGAATTTCCATTCTATTGGTAAATTGGTATTGTTGGTAGTGGAAAGGTATAAAATTGATTTATGATCTCTCAGGTGTATTTTTTCATAGGAAATACCATTGTACTTTTTCACGTACAATATATGCTGGCGCAGATAATGGTCTTTTCAATGTAAAGTGTACCCCCCCTATGCGGTATGAGTGTGCGATATAGGTCATGTGTGCAATTACTTAGTGTACATTTTCAATGTTTAGATGAGAAATCTGGTACTAATTTCCATTTTATATGTTTTGGCGATAACTTGTTAGGGTACGATAGTAGAATTAAAATTTGCTCTCTCAGAGTACATTTTTTAAGGGTATAATGAAGAGATATTTTTGTCTTAGATCTAAGATGTGTTGTGGCAGATATCTGATTTGGGAATCTGCTGCATGATGGTATGTGTTGATTATATGTGATTCTCAATGTTTAGAAGAGTATATTCGTCAAATATGGATTTTGTGGTATGTCGTGGAGAGTTGTTAGAGTAGATAGGTAAAATGGATTTATGATCTGTAGAGTGCGATTTTTTATAGGACTGTATGAAAGATAATTTTTTGCATAAAAATAATCCCTGCTTGCAAGGCTGAGTGTCTGATTGATAGATTGCTTGTGTTCACTATCTGTCACAAATCTGGTTGATAGCTCAAGGGATTCCATCTTATAAAATGTTTTGCCTTGCGAGGGATTGTTTTTATTGATACATGGAATACATTGAATGTTCTTGTTCAATGCCATATATATGATTATATCATGTAAGATATTTTATTGCAATGAGAGATTGTTAGTTGTAAAAAATATGCCCAGAGAAATTTCCCTGAGCATAAATTCTGATAATGCATTTGCAGATACATTATCTGGGGTACCAACTTGAATACCTTAATATCATTTTTATGTCTGTTTTGGCGTAGATGCCAAGGGTTGCCTAAGCCCTCAATGGAAGTATAACATGATTGTCTTAGAAATGGAAGAGTGTAAGTGATATTACCTGCGGTAGCAATGTCGAGAAGGAACGCTAACGCTTATCCTGCCTCTCCTAAACTGCGCAATAAATTGCTTGTTTGCTTGGGATAAGAGAGAAGAAGAGTAGAAGAGTAATCGTCGTTTTCTTCAGTATTTATAAGGGTTTTTGATGCAAAATAGGTACGAAATTGGTGACACCCTGTTTTGACAATCAAAAAAGTGAGGTCGTCAGACATGGGTACAAAAATGAATTTTTGGGTTTTTAAGATGTGGTATAAAAATAAAGGAAAGAAGAGAAGTTTGTGGCTGTGGTTTGAAAATAAAAACTTGCAAAAAAGTGGTGTGCAAAAGGTCTGATTTTGGTCAAAATGGTAATAAAATTTGAGTGAGGTCGTCTGAAGCCAGTATTTATGAGGAATTAAGTGGTGTGTTAGGTGTGAAAAAGTAAAAAATCTGTCATTTTGGGTAAGGTGTAATTATCAAAAGTGGCTTAAATAGGGAAGTTGAACGACGTCACTTACGACGTAATGTTTTTTGATGAGATAGGAGAAAAGTAGTGAAAGTGTAGGAATAGTGTGGATTTTGATGGATTTAAGGAAAAAGGAAGAAATTGGGAGGAAGTGATTGAGAAATTGGAAAATAATGGATTAAAAAATGAGAGGGAGATATTTGGCGTGTTGAAGACATCAAGGCAAAAAGTATAAAAACTATATTGTGAAATATGTAAATATACCCCCATGTATACTATAGTTATAAATATATAAAAACTATGGTAAATACTGGATAAATCTATTTGAAATACTATATTTTTATCAAATGAATTTTGACAATTATTGTAAATAATTTATAGGCAGATCAGGATCAGGAGTACAGATAATTTCCAACTATTTCCACATAGTATCCAAAACTACATGATAGTGTATCAGATGCTGTATAATATAATATGGTTTACGACGTGTCGTAGTATTCCAAAATAGGACTACTACTTTGCGACTATCTACACAACACTTGTCTATTATCCAACACTTTTACATAATGTGTTGGATAGTCTATCCACGCCATCAACACAAAATAAAACTTCACGCCACATAACACCAGCAAAACAATATTTTCTCTATCACTCAATACAAACCACCACAAACCCACCTATAACTTCACTCTATACCAAACCATCACCCATAGCTTTTATCTATACCACTTGACAGCACAGCAAAACCATGATACACTACTAAGCAAACAAGTGTTCGATGTTTGGCAGACTTCCAGCACTTGCAACAAATACACAAATTAAAATATAAACTAAACAAATTAATATATGGCAATCATACAAGATCAAGCTATCATACATAAATAAATACATATACAAATATAACATGATAGTATATCTCATACTACCACGCAAAACTAGATCCAAACTATGATAACTATATAATAACATATAATAGTATAATATACAACTATATACCATGCACCCTAAAGACACAATTAATAAATATACTACATATACATAATACTATATAATAGTACACCTACGGCATAGATAAGTGCTACATATTGTACTATATCACATATACTTATATATTATATTAATAATACTATTATATACGTGTTCCTTCTATATAATACAAATGATCTTTGCATACTTACATTCTAAAGCATTTAAACGACTGTATAAGTGCTTATATGTGCATACGGCAGAGTAAACAGCATTATTGATCTTTGCTGGTGTTATCTGTATTATCATTCTTATTTAAAGATACAGATAGATTACAATCTAAAGCATTTAAAAGCATAAAAAGAGTGTCTAGTGTCATGTTTTTACTCCTACCGTTTAACAGATTGCTTATAGTTTGTTTAGATAGTCCAGTACGGGCAACTATGTCTTTTTGCTTTAACTTATTATCTAACATATAGTGCTTTATTTGTAAGATAAGATCATCTTGATTTTTTACAATATTATACATATAAAATTACTCCTAAATTTATTGAAAAAAGTATTGACATAACAATACTAGTATTGTATAATTATAACTGTCAAAAGGATAAGACATACAAGTCCAATCCGATTGGTATTATTATATCACGATTTACTCAAAAAAGTAAATCAAAAAAATTGAAAAAAGTATTGACATAACAATACTAGTCATGATATAATAAAGACAAGTTAAAAGAGAAGCAAAACAAACCATCTTGATTGATCGGTTGAGTTTTAAAATCTCACTTAACTTGACACCAGTTAAGATGCTGGTTACAAAAATTAAATAAAAAAAGATGATAAAGGCGTTCAGCCTTAATCAAAAAAGGCTTTCTGCCCATATCATCTTTGGGATTTCGGTATCCCTGAACCTAGACAATTCTAGGATACCATATCTTTTCTAAAAAGTCAATTCAGACTTTTTAAATCCCTATTTAAAACGGTTAAACACAACCGAATAAAAGAAGAAAAGAATACTTCTATAAAAACTCATGGTAACGCCATAACCCATGTAAAAAAGATGATAGGGTAGAGTGTCGCCCGATGCAATAAGTGACATTAAGGTTATTTAGCTAATAACCCATTAGTTAGTATGTATGGCTAATGTCGGGAGACACCAGCAACGCAAAACACTATACATTACATTGAACGGATCTAAACTTAAGGGTGTCAATTTTTGATACTCTGTTTTTTTGTAACAAATTGTAACAACTCTTTTCTTGTCTTAGAGTAGAAAAGACATGGTTCAAACTTTAAACAACTTTTTAATGGTTGTTAGTGCTGATTATAGCACAATGGCAAGTATATCAATTAGTAGTATATTTGTATTTATAAATGAACGCCAACGGCTTGTACCCTAGTAGTTAGTAATTTGTATACAAATTATATGAACATTGTTCACTGTCTTGCATACCGCTTTAATCGGCATTATAGAACTATTAAATTTTAAAATCTTATCAAGTCTGATAAGTAGAAAGAAGGAAATTATGAATAAAAATAATTTTATGCCAATTGTTGAAAAAATCTGTTCTTTCCCACCTTCAGCACTAGATCGCACAGAAGAAGATGGTAAAGAACTGTTAAATCTTTGTAGAACATTGATGGACATGGTTAATATTCCATCAAATGCAGAAATCTATGAGATCCCTTTGATGAAAAACAATCAAGTTGTAATTTATTTCTTCTTAGAAAATGATGATGAGAAAGAGTATTGTCTTAATGCTGGTCATTGGTTAGATGATACAATTTCCATGAAGCTAGAAGCATATGGGAAAGAAACGCATGAATACGATATTGAAATGTATACAGCATTTGAATCTTTGCCATTAGATTATTTTGAGAATCATGAAAAAGAAAGTGAAAACACAAAAGTTGTAAGATTGTTTGAAAACAAATTAAACAATGAAGGATCTTTATTTTTAAGTCCTTCAGAAAAAAGAAATATCGGTAGAGTAGGTGTAAAAGCCTACTACGGTATGTTGGAAGTATATAAAGCATACAGCCCATATACAAGAAACGTGTATGGTGTTAGCTTTACACAAAATGAGTATATAAAATTTATGTACTCTGAAAATAACATTGGCAATTGTGAACATTGCCCGGAGAATAACGGCGGTAAAGGTTTACACCCTTGCAATCAACCGAATTGTTGGGTATCTTGCCATTGTAACCAGTAAACCAAAGGCACGATCTAAAAAAGATTGTGTCTTTTTTATTACAAGTAAACAAAATCCCGCTTTTATAAAATGTAAGTCGGGTATTTCAAGAAAGAAGGTAGAATCATGAACACGAACACAAATAAAGACGGTTTTACAGCATGGGTTACAAACTTAGGGAAATACAATGAAGGAGAAATCATTGATAAAGCTGTAAATTTCCCACTTGCTGATGAAGACGAAATCAAAAACATCTTGAAAGAAATCGGTATTGGTGCAGAGTATGAAGAATATTTTGTTGCTGATTATGATGCAGAGTTTGATACAACGGAGTTGGGAGAATACACACCACTTTCAAGGCTTCAGGAAATCGGAGAACGCTATGCAGAACTTTCAGATGAAGAAAGAACTGTATTTAATGAAATTAGTTCAGAAACGTCAAGCTTAGATGAAGCGTTTGCCATTGTAGAAAATGGTAATTATATTATCTATGCAGATTGTAACAGTATGAAAGATTTAGCTTATCGTTATGTAGAAGATGCTGGACTACTTGAAAATATTCCAACAAACGTATCAGATTATTTTGATTATGAAAAATATGGACGTGAAATGAATATGTATGGTTGGTATGTTAATTCTAAAGCATTCAACGGCTACATTTCAATTTTAAATTAGATAAAAGGAGTGTTTTAAAATGGAACAATATTTATATGCTGATGAATATGATGACAATGAGATTAAAATTCTAACGGTTGGGCAACTGTTGGAATTTTTTAATAAATCGGATGATAAAAAGAACGGTTCAAGTTTGGAAAGTTATATTCAAGATAACATAAGAATGGATCTTATTGAACCGTTTTGCCCACATAAAGAAGCAGAAACGGTTGTTTGTGATTTACAGCCATTAGCAAAACAGTATATCTTACAAGAAGCTGAGAAGGTTTTTAATGGTATGCCGTGGGTAGATACTCAAGAAGAACTTGACAATGTATATCATGAGAAAATCAAGAACTTATATGATACGGTTGATTTTTCAGAGTTTGTGGCGTATTTATAGATTGAATATTATAGACAAGTCAAAACACGACTTGTCTATTTTATTGAACTTATAAAGAAATAAAGTCCCGTAAAGGGCAGAAGGAAGGATATTATGACAAAATATAAAGTGATTTTTGGTTATTTCAGCGAACTTGTAACAGTTGACGAACCTACAACGGATTATGGTGAAATCTTAGATCTTGCGATCGATCAACTAGAATCTAATGGAAATATGGGCGTATTTGTTTCAGATGAAGATATAGAACGTGATGGGATCACTGATGATATGTATATCACTGGTGGAAATCACGGACTGAACTTATATCACGGTGGTAATTTTATGATAGAAAGAGTTGACGAGTAGGAGGAGGAAAGAACAATGGAAAAAATACAATTACATAAACCACAACCGATAGATATAGCAGTTGCGATTGTAGGAATTGCAATGGCTATTATTGCGTTTATAAAGATCCCGCAAGCCTTTATATTAGAAGCGTTGTTGGTAATGATTACCGCTGTCTATATGCTTGCTTGCGTTGGATTTTTTGATGATGATACAGATACAGAATAAGAAAGAAGGTAAATGATTATGAATTTTGAAAAATATAGAGAACTTGACACAATTAAATTGCATGGGATTTCTGCCGACATATTTCAAGAGAATGAACATGGAGAACTTATTGATCCTTTACGTGGAAAAGATGCAGACTGGTTAACGGGAAAATCCACATTAGCAAAAGCGGAAAATTTCAATTTTGAACAATTCGTTCTTAATGAAATCAATCAGCATTTTATTAACAATTTAGAAGCAAAAGATATTTGTATTTGTGGTAGTTGCTTTTCTTTTTGGAAACAAGAAGATGATGATGGTTTAGAAGATGATAATGGAAAATATTTTGTATCCTATGCCGTTAGTATCACAATTAATGGAAAATACATAGATGAAGAAGATTTATACGAACTATTTCCGAATTTTGAATATTAAGAAAGAAGGTAAACACACAATGAGAACAAAACAGAACAAAACAATCAAGATCCTATTAGCTGTAGCACTCATGTTTACGGCTTTTTTAATCTTTGGAAATACTGTACACGCAAAGACAAAAAGAAGCACGTACAGAACGATAAACGGCATTTATAACAGTGACGGCACAATTGACACGGCAGATGGTTATTGCTGGAAAGTTCGCAAGGAATCATATGCCTATCCAGAGACTACCGTTGTAACTGTAAAATTCAATACTCACGGCACTAGAAACAAGCTCGATGATTCGATCGTAAAGATCACAGCAAAGAATAGAAATATCCAGCTTGTAAACGATTATATACGCAGAAATTACGATCTAAACGCCTATAAGGTAAAGTATATCAACACTAGAAAATTAACGGATAAAATGATCCGTGAACGTGCCACACGACATACGATTTACGTGGAAATTATTAAAAGTGTTTCTGCTGGAGGTAGACATGGAACGTATGGAAAAAACTATTACATTGCATATAACAAACGTGTACGCAAGGGAAAGCACGTAACAAGCTATTGTGTATGGAATCCTTGTAATAGTTACTGTGATGATGTAGAAGCCGTGGCAGATAATGGAAAGATCAGATAGAAAGAAGGTTGGAACTATGAGAAAAGAAATTAATATTAATATCAAGGTATTTTTGGAAAAATTCAATGAAGAATACGACTTTTTATATGATAACTATGATCGAGTAGCTGGTTATATAGAAGCACTTGAAGCTGGTGATTCTTTTATAGAAAGTCATTTAGATTTTGTTAAAGAGTTTAATAATTATAGGGGTGATATTCTTTCTAGTGATAGAGAAGTTGTAGCTTTTATGTTTGCATTAGAATCAATGGGGGTGGCGTAAATGAAAGATTATAGAACGATTATTGATAATGATACAGTAGAAATGTTTTGCATGACTTTAGATGATTACTTAGCAGATAGTTTTGAAGGCTGTATGTTAGATAACTATTTCTTTGATGTTGGAAATAATAACATGAGATGGGGCAGAATCAAGCTAAGAAAGTACGTGATGATCTTAGAAAAGGGCTTGAATGAATGGTCTAGTGTCAACGAACTGTACATGACAGACAGCGAAAAGAAGTATAGAGAACTGTTAGATATGTACTATAAGGATCGTGAAGAGTACGAAAAAGAAGAAGAAACGGCATAGAAAGGAAGTGTGGAAATTATGAAGATTGAAACGAAAGAAAGAATCATCAAAGACACTGTATATATCGCAGAAGATGGAAAACGATTTACGACAAAAAGTCATTGTTTGCAATACGAAGAACGATTGAAACGTGCAAAACAGTGGGAAGATAAGAAAAGCATTGTAAACAAAATGATAATAAATTTTGATCTTGTGCCAATGGTAGAAGATACGAGCAGTGATAGAACGTACACCTATTTTAAAGTAGAAAATAATGAAGATGTAGGATTATTGGTTGATGTTTTCAATATAGAAAATATGGCAATACCTTCTGTAAAATCATATCCCGATATTATTATTTGCGAATCATATGGTGTCATTCAAGATATAAACGATTATGCAGAAATTGTACCAGAATTGAACGATATGTGGTGGGATAACTTAAATGATATTCGACAAAGAACAAAAGAATGGTGGAAAAAGTTAGGCTACGACATAACAATTACAAAAAAAGATAACCAGGAGGAACACTAGAATGGAAATTTTAAAGATGACAAGAACAAACATGGTAGTAATTCAGACAATTGAGAAGGAACAACATAACACTTTTGATATTGGAAAAATCAGAGTGTCAGCCTTGCCACCGATAGCAAAACGTGATCTTATCGCAGAACTTAAGTGTAAAGGCTTCTGTGATGGAATGATTCATACAGCTATGCAATGTAAGTTGGAAGATCTGAACGGCTACGTGAATGTGTGGAAGTATGTAGCGTACATCTTAGCTGTAGAACTGATGGAAAGATTATAGAAGGAAGGTGGAAATTATAATAGTAAAAAATACTTATTCCGATGGTAGAACAGAAATTTTTTGTAATACGCCCGATGAATACAATGACTTATGTTGTGAATACGATCTTGAAGATTGCGGTATGAGTGGAAAATACGTTGGATCCAGTTGGAGCCACGATGATAAGAACAATGTAGATGTTTATTATAAATGTACAGAACAGTAGAAAGTAGGTGGAAAGAATGAGTCGCAGAACAACTATGGAATCATTAGCGTGTCACATTGAACGAAAGTACAACACACTGTACTTCACAGAGAATCCTCCAAACGCTGGGAAAGATGATGGCTTGTATGGATATAAATACTTCTTGCTATTCAAGAACACATTCGGAATTTTTCGGAAGTACAAAACGCAAGAAGAAGCAATTAACGGCATGACGGAAATTCTAAAAGAAGATCCGTCAAAATTATTTAGTTACATAGCCAATTAAAGGCTTTTACTACTCATGATGATATGAGTATACACCCTAACGGAAATACTGGACTATTGAAGCTAATAGTTACTTTAAATGAACGGAAAAACTGTACTACTGATTGCTAGTAGTGACGTATTGGAACGGAAAAACGGTGGCGTATGGTAGATAAAAGAGTGCTTTTATCAGGCGGTTCAATTCCGCCCTCGCTACTTTTCACGATGGAAATTATCGTGTATAATAAAGGAAAACTATTAATATTTAAAGTCCTGATAGGCAGAAAGAAGGAAATTATGTACGAGTTCAAAGAATTGATCTTACCTGAACACTTCAGACACGCCTCTTATGGTGGATTTTGTGTAAAACCTGGAATGTTTTATGGCGTAGAGAAAGAAACTGGAAAATTAGTTGCTACAACGGGCTGGAATGTAAATGGATTAACAAACATTTATATCCAACACGAGCCAAAGTCACAATGGAACAACGACTTATGGGAAGATCTTTACGATGATTATGGAAAACCTTTAATCACGATTGAAGAGAATGACTTGCAACGGATTAGTAATAAGGTTAAAGATTTTCAGAAAACGGCAATGGATTTTGAAACGTGGGCAGACGAAAATGGATATGATGACGAAAGCTGGGATGAAGATCAGATAGAATCAGTATACGATAGTTATTATTTTATGGGATATCCTGAGTTTGCGATCCAGCTTTTAAAAGAACATTGGGATTTAGAAAATTATGAAGAATAGGAGGGTGGAAATTATGAAATCATATAAAGAATACGATAGAGAATTTATTGGGATAGTGATATTGCAGCTTTAATTTTTGTAGGTACAACAAAAGATTGATTGAAGGCGAACATCTTAAATTTTGGCTCCGATGGAAGATATAATGCTTATATTGTGGATGAGAACGCAAAGATCGGAGATCACTATACCTTAGAGATGGAATTTGAAACATCATCAGGATTCAGGGCATGGCTAAAAATCTATGACGATGTAGGATTGATGGCAGATTATAAGGCAGACAAAATTAGAGTATATCGTGCTGGAGATTTTGGTTGCATTATTCAGCTTATCGGAAAAAAAGAATGTGAATAAGGATGGTGGAAAATATGGTATTAAAAATTAATAAGAAGGATTTTGAAACAAAAAGTTTTGAAGAAGTAATGGAAATAGCAATGGAGCATGATTGTATTTGTACCGCAGATGATTTACAAAATTATGTAATTGATGCAGTTAATAATGCAGATCATAATTTAGCAATTCATTTATTGGAAACATTAAGAGATTGTTTCGCAGAGTATTATGACTATGATTATACAATGGGAACATTAAATGAACCGAATCCGATTAGAGATAAAGAAGATTTAATCGACACAGATTATATCGAATTGATTGACTAACGGAAAATTTAATATAAAACAAAGTAATCTAGGAAGATGCAGAAATGTATCTTCCTTTTTTAATGGAAAGAAACGAGGTAAGAACGAATGAAAGTTAGTAGAGAAGAATATGAAAGATTAGACTTTGAAGATTTTGTGGAAAAATTAAAACCACAATACAGTACATTATGTAGCTTAGAAGATATGAAGAACGCTTGCGTTGATGCGGTTAATGTAATGGAAGTTAGCCTTGCAATCCATATATTGGAACCGATTGAGGAGTACGGTGTATGGTATTACGACTACGATAGAGAAAAGGGTATGCAGTATGTACCGCAACCACTGTCACAGAAAGAAGATCTTGTAAAGGCTGGATACTTAGAATTAGTCGGATAATAAAATGCAGATTTAATAGAAAGATATGAGGTATATAGATTATGAAATTTACATTAAATGCAAAGGATTTTAAAGACGTGGTAAACAAACTGGAAAAAACAATTAAGAATAGCGTAACAGATGATTGTATTGTATCTATGGGTGGAAACGTGGTAGTGTTTATTGCAAATACAGCAGATGCACGAATGATTGTCGTAAAAGATAGTGCTTGTGACGATGTTGGAAAATTCGTTGTGCCATTTGCTAAATTAAAACAGATATCAAAATTGAAAGCAAAAGATTTTACTTTTGATTTTCATAGACATGATGGAAAACTTATTGTAAAAGCCGATAAGAAAGTGCAGAGTATTATAGGATCAGAAGTCAATGTGATCTACAATGGACTGAAAAAATTACAACACGTTGCCATTATTCCAGGGAATGATCTTTTTGAGATGATGGAAAAACTTTCATTATTTAATAAAGAGTTAGACAAAAATAAACCGATGATGAATTGCTTTAATTTAAACATTATGAATAAAACAATAACTGTACTTGATGGGTACAGAATTATTCAGAAAGATTTATCTGAGTATATGTTTGGCGATACAGCACTGACGGAAATTAACATTCCATTAAGGGCATATATAATGCTTAAAAATTGCTTAAAAGGAAATAAAGGTAACGTAGAGATTCAAGCCAATCAAGATTATGTACAGTTTACTGGAAATGATTTTACTTTCTTTATTGAAATGGTAGATGGAAAATATTTTGATGTAGATGGAATCTTAAAAGGGATTGAACCGACTGGATCAGTAGAGCTTGTAACAAAAGAATTAATGGAAATTACAAAGTATAATGTAAATCATGTTAAAGGTTCAAGATTTCCAATGCTTCTACATAATAAAGAAAACAAATTAGTATCTTATTGTGAGAACAAACATAATGAGTCATCAATGGATTTTCTCGACACAAAGAACAATGAATTATCAGAAAATTTTGTGATTGGATTCGATCCGAACTTTGTATTAGATGCTTTAAAAGTTATTCAAAATGATACGTTTACACTGGAAGTTATGAGTGATAAAGCACCATGTAAAATTATTGATAATGGATATACGATTGTACTTCTTCCAGTGAATATTAACATGATTGACAAATTTAATGAGGTGTTAGAAAACATCAAAACTTTAAAACAGTCAATGGAATAAATTAGTGTAAAGCGGCATCTATATCGGTGCTGCTTTTTGAGTTAAAAGAAAAGTTTTATCACAGAACAGGAGTGAGAGATTATGAATACAGAAACAAAACAGGAAATTATCGGAATCGTTATGTGTCACGGAGAGAATGATTATGGATACTGGGGAGGATTTTCCTTAACAGAGGAAGAGGAAGAACAGATTTACGAGATCCTGATGCGACATGATACAGAAGGATGCTCTATCAGAGGAACAAGAAACGACATTGCAAATGAGATTAAAGAATAGGAGAGTGATTAGTTATGGAAAATAACGAAGTAAAAAGAATTGCAAACATTTTATTCAATATGTCTTTGGGAATGGACTATGACACGTTCGTAGATGATTGTAAAGAAGATATGAAAATGTTAACTGAAAGCATTGGAAATTTATCTAAGGCAATCGGAAAATTGTCTAAAGCGGATGATTCTCTGTTTTATGTATTGCAGAATATTGCAGATAACAACGCAGATATGGAAAATAGATTGGTCAATGCAGATGGATCTATTAATTAATCAAATGTCAATTTTATCGTAGGAAGGATGGAAAATAATCAATGGAAATTTTAGAACAATTTGCTGAGGTTGAAAAGTTAAATGGGAGCTTTTCTATGATTCCTTATAAATCTGATCAGATATTAAAAGAGATGAGGATTAATAATGGACAGCAATATATTGACTGGACAAACATATTGCATGAAATGTATGAACTATTTTCAGAAGAAGATCGGAAAATATTATGTGATAAATTTCAAAATATTGTTGGAATGTCACTTGAATTATTTCTTGCTGGATGTATCTCAATTATGAAATATGAGAAGAAAGAGAAAGATCAATGCGGCATGATGCATTTTAGTGATTATGGATTGTAGGAAGGATGGAAATTTACATGAAAAAATACATAATAGATGTTGTAGAAACATATAAGAGATCAGTGGAAATTAAAGCAGAAACAGAGGATGAAGCAAGAAATATTGTAGAGGAAAAGATTAATACAGGAGATATTGATATTCCTTGTGATGGCGGTGGCTACGACTATGGGTGTGAGTTATTTGCAAGCGAGGTAGAAGAAAGTGAATTGTAATTTTTGTGGACTGTTTACTACAGTCAGAGAAGATGATAATATATACATATTAGTTGATGTGCCAGATGATCAGAGAAACTTAAAGAACAGAGCAAAGGAGAGTAAATTATGGTTTGGGTTGTAGTATTAATAATTATATTTATCATTCCCGAGGACACTTTGGAATGTATGTTAGGAGCTATTTTAGGATGCGGGTATGGAATTTTAATGATTGTAGCAGGTATCGCTATACTGTATGGGGTTTATAAGTTCTTTTCCGATCTTTTGAATGGAAGATAGGATGGAAAATATCATTTGATAAAGTAGATTATGTACGGAAGGAGATATGAATTATGGAAAAATTAAATGTGAAAGAATTAAGAGAAGAACTGATGGGCGAAGAGATGAAATACAATCAATTAGATAATTTCATGATGGAAAATGGCTATGTTTCTGTTGAAGATGAAGGGGCAACAGAATTTATCAAAGATGATCAAAATGTTGTATACAAAGCAGAAGATACATTGGAATATGAAGTGCAGATTTTCTTCAATATCATAGAAGATGAAGGCGGAGAGCTGTTTACATTAAAAGTAACAGACGTGCAAAAGTTTTTTTAGAGGGAAAATATGAGAATAAAGTGGTTGGAAATGCAGGGCAAGACGGTAAACGGTTTTAAAATATTGTCTGTTTATAGAGAAAATAAACGGACAATGGCAAAAGTTGTCTGCCCTGCTTGCGGGAAAATATTCACAACACGAGCAGAACACATAAAGAACGGCAAAGATTGTGGATGCACTACCAAAATAAAGATGAATGACTTAACTGGTAAAAAATTCGGTAGGCTAACAGCAATAGAACCAACAGAAAGAAAAGCATCGAATGATTCTATTATTTGGAAATGTGTATGTGATTGTGGAAAAATAAGCTTTGTTAATAGCGGAAGCTTGACAAGTGGTAGGATAAAAAGCTGCGGATGCCTAAGAAAACCGCACGAGATAGAACAAGGAAAAAAGATGGCAGAAGAAACAAAGAAACAGTGTATTGACGGAACAAATATAAGAAGTCTAACAATGAAGAAACCTAAAACAAACACTTCTGGAATAAAAGGGGTGTCATGGGACAAAAGCAGAAATAAATGGTTGGCACAGATAGAATTTAAAGGAAAGCATTATTACTTGGGCAGATATGCAAATAAAGAAGATGCAATAGAAGCGAGAGAAAAGGCAGAAAAAGAAATGTTCGGAAAATTTCTGGAAGAACACAAAGATATGATTAAGAACAAGAATGGAAACAAAGAAAAATGATAACGTACAAAATAAATGTTTATAGTAAACTAAAGAAAAGGAGATATGGATATGAATAAAATTAAACATTATGGGAAAGACGTATGGGTACAAACATTTACAGATACAAATTGGGTGCATGAGTTAAAGAAAAGTGGTTTAGAGTATACAGCACTTCCAGACATTGAGCATGAAGTATATAAATATATTAAGGATGGAAACGAAAGATATGCTTTAGTTTATTATCCAGACATTCCAGAGGAAGCTCTACAGGAAGTGTATATCATAGAAAAGATTCCTGATGATCTTAGCTGGGATAACATAATAGAAGATTACAGACAGCAGAGCAGAGGATATGAACCAATGAAACTGCCAACACGAGCAAGGCTATTGTACGATAAAGCCGATCACATAGCATATGAATTGGAAAAAGAAGATCCCGATTTTGCTAAAAATTTTTGGCATAGACCTACAGGATATATTGATCCTAAACGATTTAAGTCGGCTCTTACTTTACTTGGAACAAGTATCGAAGAACTAAAAGGAATGGATCATTCTGATACACCAGAGATTGACGAACTAGAACTAGAATAATTACAAATTAATATAGGTAACTAGGACACTTATGGAAAATTCCAAAGTGTCTTTTTTTATACAAATTTTTACATAAGAAAGGTGGAATTAATTATGAATCTAAACGAAATGGAAATTCCTTGCGATCCAATTTTGGATAAAGCAAAGAGAGATGAATTGGTGCAGAACACGGAGCTTTTGAAACAGGTTACGATCAAGCCAATCCCGTGGCTTCCTGGACGAGATTATATTACTACGGAACAGGTAGCACGATTCTTTGATGGAGATGTTGATGAAGTCAAGAGGTTGTGTACGAAGTATCGTAAAGAGTTTTTAGCAGATGGAATGGAAGTTAAGACAGTGCAAGAGATCATTGATGGTCAGAACGCAACAACGGAAAAACAGAAGGGAAGAATCGTGGTAACGTATCCGAACGGATTAAATATCTCATTCGGCTATAAAGGTGCTAAGGTATTTACTCTTAAATGCTTAATCAGATTGTCTTTACTGATGGAAACTTCAAACCTTGCTGAGAGCGTTAGACATTATGTTTTTATCAATGATTACATCACGATGGAAGAACGAAGAGAACAAGAACAGATAGAGGCAGGCGTTAAGCTTGTTGACACAACGGAAATTTTAGGCAGACGAATTGATCTGTATAGAAGCATTGAAGATCCGTTATTCTTGGCAAGAGATGTTGCAGAATGGATTGATTATGCAAAGACTGGAACTGGGAAGTATAATGTCAATGTAATGCTACAAACAATTGATCAAGAGGAAAAATTCAAGACTAAAATTTTAACTACCAACAATGTTGGTACTCAAAATTTAGGTCAATTAGACGCCAACGGAAAAACTAAAGCACCATTCTTATTCCTCACAGAAGATGGGCTTTATGAAGTGTGTATGCAGTCACGTAAACCGATTGCCAAGCAGATGAAGAAGCAGATCAAAGAATACCTTAGAAACATCCGTAAGACAGGCGGTGCAGTTGACTTTGGGAAAGAGTCACAGTTCATTGAACACTACTTCCCATCATTTTCTGAGGATGTCAAGCTTGCTATGGTAACTGATTTACGAACACAGAACAAAGAACTCAAAGAAGAGAATCAGAAGTTACAGAATGATAACAAGTTATTAGCAGCGGAAATTTTGACGTGGGATGATCGCAATAAGATGAACGCTGGTATTAGGAAGTTGGCTGCGGTAACAGGAACACAATTCTCTGTTATGTGGAATGAATTGTATAAGAACTTGCAATACAAATACCATATTGATGTTAAGAAACGTGGAAAGAAACCATTTCTACAGTGGATTCAAGAATATGAATGGGATAAGGTACTGAAAGTCTTTTGTGCAATGTGTGAAGCTAGAAACCTATCTCCAACAGATATGTTCCAACAGACAGCACCAGTGGAAAATTTATATGATAATGAAGATGAGGATGATGAAGTATGGAATTAGAACAGGTTGTTCATTTCTTTGAACAGTTCTGCGGAATATCTTTTGTGTTATATGTGATTGTTTTCCTAGCTTGGTTATCGCTAAGAAAAATTGATCGTGAACATAATAAGGTATATTTACGCAAATATATAGACGTATTAGAGGAAATATTAGAAGCTATTATGAAGCCTATGAAAGCAATTACGACATTATGGGTTATCGTAGCTTTCGGAATGCTTATTTATCAGCTGATTTAATTCCATATAATAATTTTGGCAAAGAACCGAACGGAAGGTTCTTTTTATTTTACGGAAATATTTGACAGGAACCGATTTGGCAGGTCGGTTCTTTGTCAAATTTATTATACACAAACTAATGATTCACTAAGCATATAATTGTTAATGGAAAGGGTGTTGATTACATAGAGAGCTAATAGGAATAGAATAGGTTTCTATTAGGATTGGCACACTAATAGTTGGAATTAAATGTTGATTTTATTCCTATTGGTTTACGGAATACAGTTATACAAAAATAATGAGTGTAGAGAAAAATAAGACAGTTTAGAAAGGAAGATGAAGAATGAACCTACAGTTAGTAAAAACGGAAAATTTTAACGATTTATCGTGTGATTTTTATAGTTCTGAGGACGATATTTGGATGACGAGAAATCAAATTGGAGAAGCACTGGAATATGCAGATCCAAGAAAAGCAATCCAAAATATTCACGACAAGAACAAGAATCGGTTTGTTGGAAAATCAAGTGTCCTCAAAACGAGGACGGTTGATGGAAGGAATAGGGAAACAGTTGTATATAATGAGCTTGGAGTATTTGAGATATGTAGATTAAGTCGTCAACCAAAAGCAGATGCCTTTATGGATTGGGCATGGAATATTATTAAATCTTATCGTCATGGAAAATTAAGAACAGGAACTCCTGTAACAACAGTAGAGCAGTTTCTTACAGAACAGACAGAACTTATGAAGCAGATGGAAAGAAACAATGAGCGTCTGTACAAGGTTACTATTAAAGGATTTAATCAGTTGGCTGACATTGTTAAAGAGATGAAAGCCGAACGGAAAGAATTGTATAAGCAGATTGGAAAGCCTACGAAAGATGTTCCAGTAGTGGATACGGAAAGTGTTATCGCAGAATACAAACTTAATGAATGGAAATCTAATGTCTACTCTATCATTGATGATATTCTAAAAGAATCTGACGAACTAGGAACCACTACTAGAGATATTCTTAGAGAGGCATATAGGTATCTTACTAACACATATGGGATTGTGTGGGAACAGGATCGAAAAGAATACAAAGAGAAGTATAATATTAGCGAGAGAGGTAATGTGCCAACGATTGATCTTTGCTATGACAAGTATCCTGATCTGTTAGTTAATTCATTGGAAAAACTTCTGCGACAGTTCCGTAAAGAGAACGCACAGCCTGATTGGGAAGAAATGAAGATCAAGATTACTAACTATGCTAATCATATTGGAAATAAATCTAAAGGTGGAACGTCTGTTTATCGGAAAATCTACACTAAGATGACAGAGAATGGCGTTAACTGGGATGAATATGCTCATGGCATTCCTAAATCTCAGCTTATTAAAACTAATGCAACTTTATACAACAGATTTTATGAAGCTGCGGTGGAAATTATTTCAGAAGAATAGAGAGGTGTGGTATAATTATGAAAATTGACAATGTAGCAGAACTTAGAGAAAGTGATAAATTTTGTTCGTGTGTTGAATGTGGAAAGCATTTTGAGGACGATAGATGTATGAAAAGAATTTTATTTGAACATGAGTTAGGGTTTAATGTTGTAACTCATACAGTTTATTTGTGCTCAAAATGTTATGAAGATTTGTTCCAACTTATGTGTGACACAGATATTGATGAATCAATGGCTAAAACTGATGCAGTAATGAAACAAATATTTGATCAGAAGGAGTGATGGAAAAATGAATATATTAACATTAAAGGGTAACGGAAAATCTAAACTGTTAATGCAGTTAATGAATGAATGTGAATCAAAGCGAGCTTTAATGATTATTTATAAAGGACAGAATGTTTCTAAAAGTTGGATTCCGTATGGTTGTATTTGTGCAGAAACAGACGATATTAAATCTGTAGAAAGTAGTGTTAGACAGTATATTAAACACATGGAGACAGTTGTGTATGAACCTATTGATTATATTGTTGTATACTCTAATGTAAAGACAGAAAATGGAATGAGAAGGGACGGGGGTGTATACGAAATTAGAATCTGTATTGGATAATTTTTATGCGGATATTGGAAAGTATAACGCTCCAACTTGTATTGTAGCTTGCAAAGAATAAAATGAAACTTTGATAGAAAGGAAACGGAAATAAATGGAAGAAAATATCAAAAAAGAAGGAGATTATGAAATCTCAGAAAATGCACTTGGAACATCATATAAACACCCATCATTTGGCATGTTGTCATTTAGGCGTACTCATGGTGGGCATAGTAATTTATTTGGTAGTAGTATTCAGCATAATGATACAATTCATATGGTGTTGAGAGAAGGAAAGGTCATTAGAGGATTAAATGAGGACTGGTATGTTGGTGGACATGAAATTGTTGAAGTTGCAATGTCTCAGTCTCAATTTGCAGAAGTTATTACATCAATGAATACAGGAACTGGTGTGCCTTGTACTATTAAATACATACAAGGCAAAGGACGTATTAACGAAGCGGATTTTATTAATAAAAGGCAGCAGATTACTAATGAATTTAAAGATTCTATGAACGAGCATATGAACGATGCACAGGAATTTTACAATGAACTAAAGGAACTTTTTAGCACAAAGAAATCTATTAGTAAGGGCGATAAAGAAATGATTCTGGAAAAATTAGGAAGAATCACTAAATCAATGGAGTCTGAATCAAAATTTATTTTCGACCAGTTTCAAGAACAAATGGATAAAACAATCACAGAAGCAAAAGGCGAAATCGAAGCCTTTGCCCAGAATAAAATTAATGCAATTGCTCAACAGGCTTTAGTAGAACAGAAGGAAGATATTCTGAAATTAGAGAATCCTGTTGACGTAAATCATATGGAACTTGATGAAGAATAAAACGAAAATCTGATAGGTGGTGGAATGAATGGTAATAACAAAATGCCCATATTGTGGGAGTTCTGATGGATTATATAATGATTTTAATGTATCAGGAAGAGAATTCTACAAATTTAATGGAAAAGAAGATGGAGAAGACATTACAAGCCTTTATAAGCATAACAAATATATGGTTTGTGTCAATTGCAGGAAACATGTCATGACTTATGAAGAATTTAAACGTGATTATTGTGTTGAAGATTAATAAATATATGCAGGTATTAAAGGAGAATTTTATCTCCGCATATAGATGGGAGTGATGCCATGAGTAATACAGGATGGATTAAACTCCATCGGAAAATTACAGATCACTGGTTATGGGAAGATAAACCATTTGCCAGAGGGCAAGCAATGATTGACTTATTGATTCTCGCAGGATATAATGATCAATCGAAATACATTGATGGAAATTTAGAAACAGTTGAGCGAGGATCGGTAGTTACTTCGATCAGAAGATTGTGTGATCGATGGGGATGGAGTAATTCAAAGGTTGTCAAATTTTTAAAGACACTGAAAAACGACAGTATCATACATGTAAAAAGCGACACTAAAAAGACAGTCATAACCATAGTAAATTACAGTGTTTATCAAGGTTTTGTGGATAAAAAAGCTACACAGAAACGACACCAAAACGACACAGAAGCGACACATAAAAAGAAAGTAAAAAATAATAATAAATATAATAATAATAATATAAAGCGATTCACACCGCCTGATTGCGAGCAAGTCTCCAGATATTGCCAGCAGAGACACAATGGAATTGATCCAGAAGAGTTTGTGGATTATTACACAGCCAAAGACTGGATGATGGGCAATAGCAAAATGCAAGACTGGAAGGCAGCAGTACGAAACTGGGAACGTAATCAGGCTAAGAAGAACGCTAAACAAAAGTCCAAGGTAACAAACCTTGCACGTTTGGAGTGTGATCGTGACTATGATTTCGGTGCGTTGGAAAGACAGCTTTTTGAAAAGCAGATGACGGGATAAGTTTGACGAAAGGATGGAAAAATGTCAGAAAATATTTATATTCACTACGGCAGTGATAAGTTTGAGAAAGAGTTGTTTATGTCAATTGTGAACAGAAACATGATTAACAAACCATTTGGCGGTTTATGGGCATCGGATATAAAGGCGGATCAGCCGTGGGAGAAATGGTGTATTGATAATGATTTTAGAATTGATAAACTGGACAAAAACTTTAAATTTACATTGGATGATTCGGCAAATATTGTTGAATGGACAGAGAAAGCCGATTTAAAGCAGGTTCCAACTCAAGATCTATCGGGTTATCTCCCAGAATATTTATTTGATACAATGGGCGTTGTGCCAGATTTTGAGAAGATGGTCGAAGATGGAGTTGATGCAATTAAGCTTAATTTATCCAAAGGTGATTATGAGTTATATTATGAGCTTTACGGTTGGGATTGTGATAGTATTCTGATCATGAATCCTGATATTATTAGACCATTGTAGAAATTGAATAATAGAATGAGATTGAGAAGCTTAGGGCTTCTTTTTATTTTGCCTAAATTTAGAGAATAGGAGTAAGAATTATGGAATTAATCGAAGTAGAAATTAGACCAGAAGTACGTGAACAGTGCAATAATTAGAGAGGAGAGATTATCATGGCAGCAACACAGTTTGAAGTTATTGAAACAGTAAACAATAATAACGCAGAAGAATCTGAAACAAAGATTAAAAGACGTAAGGATGGAAGTCCTAAATGGACTCGATCTAACAAACAAAAAGGCGTATCATCTTTAGTGTATCCGATCAAGGACAGAAAACAATTTGCAGCCTTTAATGCATATTTTAGAGACCAGATTGATAAATCGTACACAGAGTACAAACGATATGTAGCTGCCAGAAACAATCTTTTGGTTACAGTTGGAAACAATACAGCATATCGTATCTCTGATATTGTTAGACTCAAATGGGGCGATTTATTAGACGATAAGACTCGTAAACAGGAAAAGAAAACAAAGAAATTCAGAACTGTATACTTTAACGATTTGGTAACTGAAGCAGTGGATATTTTCTTTGAAGCTGTTGCAGGAACTAAATATGATGTCAAGATTGATGGCGAAGTGCCAATGGATGATTATGTTTTTGGAACATGTAAGTCTGGATCAGGACACATGACTGAAGCAAATGCTTTGGATTTTGTTAAAAAAGGTGCTAAAGCAGTTGGAATTGAGGACAATATTGGTACGCATACATTACGAAAGAACTTTGTGTATTGGACACTTGTCGATCATAAAGATGATCAGAACGTATTGTATACACTTATGAGATTATTGAATCATAGTAGCCCTGCAATGACATTTCTGTATGCAACAATCACAGAGGAAGAAACTCATGTATTGTTTGATGATATTGCGCAGACATACAAGGAAATTATCAGTGGGGCTTTTAACGGATTGAAGGAAAATGTTGTTAATGTGAGTTATGATAGAGTTATGGAGATTATCAAGTTTGCTTATAAGACTGGCAAAGATGATGCAGATCAAGATGATAGAGTACATGAAGATAATATGCAGGCATTAGAAGAGTTATTGGAAGGAGTAATTGTATGATATTTGTAACAGGAGATACACATGGGGATTGGATGACTCGATTAAACAGTCGTTCTTTCCCAGAGGGAGTTGAGTTAACCAAAGATGATTATGTGATTATCTGCGGAGATTTTGGACTGTGGCATGACACAAAAGAAGAACGATATAATCTGGAATGGTTAGATAACAAACCATTTACTACTTTGTTTGTATGTGGGAACCATGAAAATTATGATCGGCTGTACGAATATCCTGTAGAAGAATGGAATGGCGGAAAGGTTCATAAGATTCGTGATTCTATTTTTCATCTCATGCGAGGGCAGATATTTGATATCCAGGGAAAGAGATTCTTTACGTTTGGTGGAGCTAGTTCTCACGATGTTCAGGATGGGATTTTAGAGCAAAACGATCCAAGAATTAATGAGTGGTATAGAGATTACGATAAAATGTTTCGCATTAATCATATATCATGGTGGAAAGAAGAACTTCCTTCAGAGGAAGAAATGGTAGAAGGTGTAATGAATCTGAAGAAGAATGGACTACAAGTAGATTATATAATCACACACAGTCCGTACACGTCTGCTTTAAGACAAATGGATGGCGGAGCAGGACTATATAAAACAGATATATTGACGGATTATTTGCAAGAGATCAAAGAATCTGTCGAATATAGAAAGTGGTTCTTTGGGCATATGCATGTGAACCAGAATTTCCCAGAAGATAATGCGATTGCAATTTACGAACAGATAATTAGGATTTCATAAGGAGAATTTTGTATGAAGATAAATACAATTAGACAAAATAAAGAAGAAAAGAAAGTAAACCAGAATCTTATGTGGATTTCAGCAGATATTCCACCGCTAAAACCAGATAACGCATCACGTTATATGAGATATAAAACATATCCTGTAATCGTGGATTACAAATATAATGATGGATGTGTGGACGAAGTGCTTGATTTTTGCGACTATGACTTTGAGGAAAAGAAGTGGAGATTAGACAAACCACATCAGGTCAGACAGTATTTTCCACTTCCAAGCAAACGAAAAGTGAAGTGTTCGAACAAAAAGAGAACATTTGTTCGAAAAATATCTTGATTTTGTTCTATAGTAGCATTATAATAAGAAATGTAGAGATTCTTTGTTTACAATAAAAATTAACTTTCTTTCTTGCACCTATTGACAGGGTGCAAAAAGTATGGTATATTTAATTCATGAAAACAAAAAATGCAACTGGGGAAAGTTGAGGGACGTAAAAATGAACGGATATACTAACAAAGAAAGAAAAGGAAACGATAACAGAAAAAGAAAAGAATATGTATATGGCAAATATCAAAATCCTCAAGTTTGGGGAATATATTTTGCAGATTTGCCGAAAATTGAAGGTAGTCATATCTTGCATGGGAAAAGACCAATCATCGTATATTCTAATAATATTTGTAATAATACGAGCACAGAGATTAACGTGTATCCAATTACAAAAAAATTAAGGAACTGGATACCGACACATGTAACCATTTATCCAAATACCAGTAATGGATTAAAAATTGTATCACAGGTGTATTTAGAGCAAGGAAGAACAATTCCAAAGAATAATCTTTTAGAGTATTGGGGAAGAATATCTGATCTATCTTTAATGTTAAAAATAGGACATGGCATTTTAATACAAAACGGCATGTTATCGTACATGAATGCAATGGCATCCTAGAAATGGAGAATATTATGAATAATAAAGAATTGATACAAAATTATATAGATTCTCACGTATCAGAATCACGTCGCCCAACATGGAATTGGTTGTTAGATTCTGATATTGCGGACGACAATGAATCTGGGTTAACGTATGCACCAGGTACAATCCAAGAGGCTATATTATCAGATACTAGAGGTAAAAAAACCAAAAGTATGAATTCTATTAAAAAAAGATATGACCAGCTCGTTAAACTATATACTTATGCATATGAACAAAATTACATTAAATATAATCCATTTGTTAATGATAAATTTATAAACTTGCAATTAGCAGTTGATATATATTTTTCAAATAGAGTTAATGTTAATTATGTTACACCAGATAAAATAAATGCGTTTATTTCGAATCTGATGTCGTGCAATGCATCAGCCGATACCAAATTGAATACTAGATTTCATATTGTGAGTTTATATAACGGGATAAATGGAAAGGAGTTAAGAAATCTAAAATTCTCAGATATTAATCAAAATGATTTAACAATTTTTGGGAAACCAGTCTCCAAAGATTTTATCGAGACATTGAATGAATATAAATTGAAAATGGGAGATACGAATATATATGATGATTTTGTATTAATACCACGAAAAAAATGTAATAATATAGAAGAATATCAAGCAGAGCAAAAGAGGATATATAATAATGTGCAGTCTCAATTAGAATTAACTGGTAACACTTTATCTTATGAGAAATTGACAACCATTGATGTTATTAATTCTGGTTTTATACAATATTTAAAATCTAAAATGGATATCAAGGCAATTGCAGATTTATATTATATTAAATCAAAAGAAGGAATCGCACGATCTATAATCGCACGTCAATTTAGTGAAATTGCAATTGAATTTTATTATAATTATTATATATCATATAGATTAAAAAAGAAACAATTTAGTGATCGTCAAACTGTAATTGGTAAAACTATTGGTTATTTATATAAAGATGAGGACTATAAGAATTATCGTGTACATCAAATTATGACATAATAAAGGAAGGTATATGTATGGACAATCAAATATTAAAAACATTGGTAGCGAATCAATCAAATCAAATGCATATTGATGTACTTGATTTACACTCATCAGAAATGTCATCGTGGTTTCTGAGTGAATATAAGATTCGAGCAGATGATAGAAAGATGAAGATCTATGGCAAAGATAAAGATCTTTCATATCATTGGATCGAATTTATTCAAGATGAGAATTTGTTCTCTCATATTAGGCAGGACGACATATTTGACATAATCAAATGCCTGCAATTTACATACAAAGAGAGATACAATGTTGGAATAAAAATACAGACAATAAAAAAGAAAGCAGAAGTCTTTGGTAAAACTTCTACTTTCACACAAACTAAAAATTTCAACTAAACAAATCATAGATAACAAAAAAAGATTTTTTGAATCTACCGTGTTGGCAGCACGATAGAAAATCGAATTTGATATTTAGAATTGTTTAAGAGATAAGGATATTATTATCCTTAAAATCATTATAACAATTCTAAATATGTTCGTCAACATGAAAATTTTTCCAAAAAACTACAATTAAATACAGGAGTGATGTATGAAATACATAATTACGAATGGAGAGTTCTATGTGAAAAGAGATCATGCAAGAAATAAATACGTTCGTGATAATCGTAAGTCTGAAGCTGCTCAATTTACCTCTAAGCAAGCAAAGCACATTTTAGGTTTGAAGCATAAATATACGTGGATGAAAGACGGATTTCATGCCAGAGAAATTGAGCTAGGTAAAGTTGGAAAACCTATGGAATCTAGTGAAATAATGCGTAAAGGTAATGGAAATTGCTTTATGGATTGGGAATGTGATAATACATTGATCGACAATATAGAGACTGAGGAAAGAGCCATAGTAGGACTTCTAGCATATGACTCAGATCAATTAGGAGAAAAGAAGTTTGAATTAGAGCAGGCATTATCATATGCCGATTCTGCCAGAAGTGATATTCTTCATGCGATTGAGTTTAAAAAGATTGATGCTGCGAAACGTGCAGTGATTGATTCGTTAGAAGATTAAGATAATACACCTTCCCGTCAAATTTGACGGGTGGGTGCTTAAAGAAAGGAGACTGGAATGATTTATAAATTAGAATTAGGCGACTGGTCGGAAGATGGGCATAAAATATCAGAAAGTTTTTTATTTGATTGTAACTATGATATTCATAAAATTCGACAAGCGTATAAAGACAGTTGTAAAAAGCTAGGAGTAGCTTTTAATTACAATGAAGATTATACGGGTCTAGGTCTTGGTTATAGAAGTGAGAGACTGATTTGGACAGAGTATCAAGAATCAGAAATGAGCGAAACAGCATTTGAAATTTTAAATAATTCTGGGTGTTTTAAAGAGGTTGATTTCTATAAAGAAGATGGCGTGTATTATATTGAAGAAAGGAAAGATTGTGCAAAACTTATTATGAATTTTATCGCACTGTCTATGCCTGAAGATTTTCGATATAAGCTTGTCCAAGAGCCAAAAGTCGAATCGATTAATAGTTGGAATGATGAACTGAGACAGCACTTTGGGTATGGATTATTTGATTAATAAAACAGTAATTTAAAGGAAGGAGAGAAAATGAGACAGATTACAGACACACATACAGGAGAAATTATCTCCGATACAGATTTAACATTAGAATACTTATTCGTTGGTGATTATGGCAAGGAAAACAACATTAAGGCAGATTTTCTTGGGTATGATAAACGAATTGAAAAAGTTGAACATAAACCAGTTGATATTAGAGAAAAATTAGTTGTGACTGTTTCGTCGCAGAAAGGTTGTCCGATGCATTGCAATTTCTGTGATTGCCCTAAACTTGGATTTAAAGGAAACGCATCGTTGCCAGAGTTAATGATGGAGATCACTTCTGGAATTGCTTTATCAGGAATCAGACATGGAGAACGATTAAATGTACATTATGCAAGAATGGGAGAGCCTACATTTAATCAAAATGTAATTGCTTCGGCTAAACAGATTGCACATATGTTAGCAGATCCAGACAGTGATATACATTTCAACACATATCATCCAGTAATTTCTACAATGATGCCAAAGGCAAATAATAATTTAAAAGAATTTTTACATAAATGGGTTAAAACTGGATTCGAATATGGTGGAGAAGATGGCTTTGGTCTTCAGTTCTCTATCAATACTCTTAATGAAGAACAAAGAAATGAAATGTTTCGAGGATGTTCATTATCTTTAACAGAGATCGGAGGCATTATTGATTGGTTGCCAATGCCAAAGAAGCGTAAGTACACATTGAATTTTGCTGTTACGTCCAAAAGTAATTTAGACGTAGATTTGATGAACAAGTATTTCGATAAGGAAAAATGCATTGTAAAGATTACTCCTATCCATGAAACAGTTGAAGCAGTTGACGAAGGATATGAGATTGTAACAGATTTTGACGTATATGAAAAATTTGAACAACCACTTGTAAAAGACGGTTGGGATGTAATTGTATTTGTTCCATCGAAAGAAGAAGACGCAGACAGAATTACATGTGGAAATTCATTAATTGCATTAGGAAATTAAATTGAAGAGGATGATTAAACATGGAAGTTAAAGCAAAATGGACAGGTCGTGGTTTTGCACTCTGTATTGGAGAATGGAAGCTTTATGTTGATGGTAAAGATGTTACCGATAAGATTCCAGAAGACTTACGCACAGAACCTATGAATACATATAAAAGATATGAGCGATGGTATTTTAAGGACTGGGTTGAAGAATGGGAATCATATTATGACGGACTGAAACAAGATGAGTGGATTGAGTCTAATAAATATTGGTTAGATGAAATTACAACAGACATTGATGTTCAGTACCAGATCTTCAAAGCAATCAATGAACAAGATTTTCGCCCTAACTCATGTGGTGGGTGTATTTAGTAACTAGGTTATAACATCTGTATATGGTGTTGTGATAAATAAATTTTATAAACAAAGGAGATATTTATGATTGAAGTAATTGGAACAGTGGTACCAGTGGTTATTGCGGTAGGTGGCGTAGGAGCTATTATCGGTAGCGGTTATGTCAAAGCAAGTCCAGATAAAGCTTATATTATTTCTGGACTTAGAAAGACACCTAAGACATTAATTGGTAAGGCAGGGTTAAAAATCCCATTCTTTGAAAAAGCAGATCACCTTAATCTTGAGTTAATTCCAATTGATGTTAAGACATCAAGCTCTGTGCCTACAGCAGATTATATCAATATCAATGTAGATGCAGCAGTCAATGTAAAGGTTAGCAGTAATCCAGAAAGATTAAAACTTGCAGCAGAAAACTTCTTAAATAAGCCAGTAGGCAATATTGGACAGGTCGCAAGAGAAGTCCTTGAAGGTAATATGCGAGAGATCGTTGGAAAGATGAGTCTCGAAGAAATGGTTTCTGATCGTCAGAAATTTGCACAGCTTGTTACAGAAAATGCGAAGCCAGATCTTGCTGCAATGGGATTAGATATTATTAGTTTTAATGTTCAGAATTTTATGGATGATAATGATGTTATTGAAAATCTTGGTGTAGATAATGTTGTTAAAATCAAGAAGAAGGCTGCGATTTCCAGAGCTGAAAGCGAAAGAGATATTGAAAAAGCAAAAGCAATGGCTGAAAAAGAAGCAAATGATGCAAAGGTAGAGTCAGCAACAGCGATTGCAGAAAAGAATAACAATCTGGAGATTAAAAAATCTGAACTTGAAAAGATTTCAAAAGCAAAGAAAGCTGAGGCAGATGCAGCATACAAGATCCAGGAAGAAAAATCACGTAAAGAAATTGAAGTTGTAACTGCGGATGCTAATATTATGTGTCAGGAAAAGGAAATTGAACTGAAACGCAAAGACGTTGAGGTAACAGAGCAGACATTAGATGCACAGATCAAGAAGCAGGCAGAGGCTGAAAGATATGCTTCACAGCAGAAAGCAGATGCAGACTTATACAAGAAACAGAAAGAATCTGAAGCTAACAAATATGCCAAAGAAAAAGAAGCTGAATCTACAAAATATGCTATGGAGCAGGAAGCTGAAGGTATTCGTGCAAAGGGTGTAGCAGAAGCTGAGGCGATTAAAGCAAAAGGTATTGCTGAAGCAGAAGCGATCGAAAAGAAAGCCGAAGCTATGAAGCAGATGGGTAAAGCTTCTATCGTAGAAATGATGTGCCAGATGTTCCCAGAAGCAGTTAAAAATGCAGCTGCGCCATTAGGAAACGTAGGAAGTATCACTATGTATGGAGAAGGAAATACAACAAAATTAACAAAAGATATTATGAATGTTGTGAATCAGGTATCAGATGGTGTTAAAGGATCTACAGGTGTTGATCTTGCAAAGATGCTAAAAGATTTTGTTTCTGAAGATAAAGAAGTAGAATCTACAGATAATGAAAATCTTGGAACACCAGAGCTAGCAGATTACCGTGAGTTCTAATAGGAGTAATTATTATGACAATTATTATTATTTGTGTAATTGTAGCGATTATCGCATATTTACAATTTACTAAAAATGGAAAGCAGATTAAAAATGTGGCATCTGGAACAGTTGCAGAAAAAATCAAAGAAAATGCAATGACTCCAGAGGGAGCAAGAGCCAGATATAATACTGCAATTAAAGATAAGCAGGATTTCTACCAGAAAACAATGGGTACATACACAATGGTAGCTGGTCGATTGGCAACAATGGAAGATGACCTCAAAGAAACAAAAGAAGAAATTTCTAAAACCGAGGCAATGATCAACCAGTATATTGATAACAATGATGATAAAAAAGCAATGTATTATGCTCAAAAATTAGCCACGCTCAAGGCACAGAAATCAGTGTACGAAAAGAAAATCCCAGAGTTGCAAGCGACAAAAGATAAACAAGAAGAAATTAAAAACCAAGCATATGATCAGCTCATTAAGTTAAAAGGTGAAAAAGATACTGTGGTTCTCCAGATGGAAGCAGATCAGCAGATTGCAGAATTGCAGAAAAATTTAGACCAATACAATAGTTCAAATGCTGCTCAGGAAGGTTTGGAAGAGGTTCGAGAAGGAGCAAAGAAACTTAGCGAACAAGCCAAAGGCGTTGCTATTGCGTATGAATCTAGTGCAGAAACATTGGATTATCATATGGAGCAAGAAGAGCGACAGCAAGAAGCTAAAGTCATATTAGATCAGATGAAAAATGCTCGCAAATAACGAATAAATTCATCTACAAAAATTAATTTCACAAACATAAAACTGGCATTTTATGACTCTATAAAACACAATATATAGTGATTATCCAATTATTGAACCACTATATATAGTTGTATAAAGTGCCAGTCATGGAAACATAGCTCAGTTGGTAGAGCAGGCAATACATAAACATTCATTTTTCTACCTCCATATAAGTATTTTTATTTATTTACATTTAATTTTCATCACATATAAATTGCCGACACAGGTTCGATTCCTGTTGTTTCCACTAAAAAAGACCTCAACCTAAATGGTTAAAGTCTTTTTGGTTAATCGTTTGGTATGACCTCGATAACATCTTCAACTTTGCAATCAAGATATAAGCAAATTTTGTCAATGTTTTCGAGACTGATATACTGATTCTTTGCCATCTTGGCAATTGTACCAGACCCCATATTTAAAGCGGTTCGTAAATCAGATTTTGTCATACCCTTTTTCGCTAAAGTTACGAAAAGCGGTTTATAACTTATCATATGATATACCTCCACATCTATATTGTAACATATTATATACAGGATGTAAAATAAAATATTCAAGAAGTTGAAGATTTTGTATTGACACTATGTGCAAGAAGTGGTATATTATATTCAACAAATGAAAGGTAAACTTCAAGAAAATGAAATATGAAGGAGTGAGAAAATGTCAAATAAAATTTACAGATATTATCAACCAAACGATAAAGATACAAAAGACAATCATTCAGATTGCGTGATCAGAGCATTAACAAAAGTGCTTGATAAAGAATGGTTAACAACATTTGATGATTTGTTACTATACGCAAGGGATATGCAGTGTATGCCATCAGAGCGAAAATGTTACGAAGAATATTTATTCGATAATGGGTTTGCTTATCAAGGTATTAGCAACCGAAAAGGATCTAAACGACCAACAGTTGAAAGTTTTGCAAAAGATCATAAACAAGGCAATTACTTGGTAAATGTTGCGAATCATGTAGTTGCAATTTCAGACGGTTGTTATTACGACACATGGGATTCTGGAGATTGCTGCTTGTATGGATATTACTATAAAGAAGAAGGAGAAAAATAAATGAGAAAGAAAATTTTGGCAACGGTTTTAGGAGTAACGATTTGCTTAGGATCAATGACAGGATGCGCAGGATTCAAAAGAGAAATCGTTGATATGAAAAGCGATTGGAATGGCGGTATGAATAGAGTCATTACAGTATACACGGCAGACGGTAAGAAGATTGCTGAATATAAAGGAAAAATTGATATTGATACAAATGACGGTGGATATGTCAAGTTTGATTACAAAGGTAAGAGATATATTTACTACAACTGCTTCGTAGAAAGTATCGCAGAAATTGATTAGAGAGGAGAAGGCAAATGCCAAATTGGTGTCGAGGGACTTTAAAAGTCCGAGGAAAAAAGAAAAATGTGATTGAATTTATGTTAAAAGGATTAAAACCTGTTGGTGCTGGGCATTCATTATCTTTAAATAAGTTTGGAGATATTACTTCTGATGAAACATACTGGATTGAAAATACTTATAGAGGTTTTGTTTTGGGAGTTGATGAATTTTTCTCTGACTATCAAGATGAAGATATTGTCACTGTAGCGCTTGACTCAAAGTTTGCACATGATATTGATTCAGAAGAACTGTTAAAAACATCTAAAAAGTATTTAGTGGATATGAAGATATATGGATTTGAAAAAGGAATGCAGTTCAATCGAAATGTCGAAATTATAAATGGTGAAATTTTAAAAGACGAAGAGATTAATTTTGACGATTACAAATGGGAATGTATTTGTCCGAATATTGGTGGATGATTAGAGAGGAGAGAAACAAATGAATTTAGAAGAAACTATTAAATGCGCAAATGATATGGCAACAAAGAAATACACAGAAGCCATGTTGTGTCATGCGAATCCAGACGATGAAGAACTTGACAGGCTTATTGGCTGCGCCTTAAATCATGAGCAGCTTGCAAAGTGTCTGGTAGAACTCAAAGAGCTAAAAGAATATAAAGAAAAGTATAGATGGCATGATTTAAGAAAAAATCCTGATGATCTGCCAGAAGATAGCAAAGATGTTTTAGTAACCGTAAAAGGCGGTTGCGTAAACAGAACATGGCATGATTCTTATGGATGGAGAAATGCGACAGCTAAAAGGGCAAGCTATTATAGTGACAAAAGTGTTCTGGCATGGAAAGAAATCGAAGAGTTTGAAAGCGAGGGAAAATAAATGAGTACAGAAAAAACAATTGACATTTCAGTATTGCCAGAGGCAGAACAGGATCTAATAAAAGCATTATTTGATAAATGTTGTGAAAGAGCGAAACCAAAAGAAAAAACTAATTCAGGGTCTAAAGTTTGGAAACCAAAATACGGTGAAAGATATCATTACATTGATGGTAGCGGATCTATTTATAGCGCAATATGGTTTAATAGCATTGTCGATAACGGTAGATGGGTATTAGGCAACGTATTTAAAACACAAGAAGAAGCAGTATTTGCAAGAAAGAAAAGAAAAGTAGAAGTTGAACTTGAGCGGTATGCAAAGGAACACAACGGCACAGAATTTGCCAATCGTTGTTATTGTATTCGATGTGAAGAAGACGGAAAAAGACTTCTTTGCGATACATTGGCTACAACAAAAATACAGGGTACAGTTATGTTTACATCAAAAGATGTTTTAGTTGATGCAATTGAAGCAATCGGAAGAGACAGAATCATTAAATACATCTTTGGAGCATAAAGTGAGGTGAAAGAAAATGGGTATAGCAAAGACAATTGATATTTCAAAATTATCTGAAGTACAGCAGAATTTATTTAAATCATTATTTGAGCAGTTCTGCGAGAAATCAGAACAGAAAGAAGAAACAAATCCATGTGGGTTAAAGAACGGAGATGAGTATTATTACATCACTAATGATGGACAGATCGGTATTGCAAAATGGCAAGGTAGAGCATCAGATTTGAGAAGATTAGCTTTAGGTAATGTATTTAAGACTGAAAAGGATACAGAGTTTGCTATTGAAAAACAGAAGGTTAATGTTGAGTTGCAGAGATATGCTGACGAACACAATAATTCGGAAAAACTAATTTGGGATGGTGAAAATGAGCATTGTTGTATTAGGTATGACATTGTAGATAGAGATTTAACAACGGCATATTTATATGCATCACAAACAATCAATGGCATTTATTTTACTTCTCCAGAAATTGCAGAGGATGCTGCCAACAAAATCGGTACAAAACGTATCATGAAATATCTATTTGATGTTGATTGTGAGGTGGATGAATAATGGTGATATTGATACTTATAATCGCCATAATTGCTTTAATAATCTACAAAGGTTGCTTCTCTGGTGATTTTGATGTTTGGTGTTAGAATATAAATAGTACAAGTCAAAATGAGAATTCCTTATAAGAAAAATCATGGTACAATGTAGGTACCGCACTGAAGGAGGATCTCATTATGGCAAAGCACTATGACAAAC